AAAGCTACAACAGTCTTGATGACGTGGTGTGGCCGACAAAGCCGGAGTAAGCGATGAGTAGAGCGCGTGAATTTGCAGACCTCGCCGGTTCGGCTGATGCCGGTGGACTGACAGGCAGGAACCTGATTATCAACGGTGCGATGCAGGTGGCGCAGCGGGGTGCGACAGCTACTACATCAGCCGGATTTCAAAATGTTGACCGATTTAAAAGTAACTCCAGCCAAGCAACGATAACACGGTCACAAGAAACACTTTCTTCTGGCGACCCTTACGACAGTGGTTTTCGCAAATTTTATAGACTACAAGTCACTTCAGCTAGTTCTAACACTAATTCCTACGCTGAAATTCATCAGCCAATGGAAGGTCAAAACATTGTGCATTCTGGCTGGGATTACACAAGCACAAGCAGCAGCATAACTCTCAGCTTTTGGGCTAGGTCTAGTTTAGCGGGTACATATTACATTATGTATCGTACTTTGGGTTCTGGTGAACGCCGTAGAAATGGGGCTTTTACTCTGGCCGCAGATACGTGGACAAAAGTAACTTTTACTACAGCAGGTAATTCTGGTCTTACAATAAACAACGATAACACGAGAGAGTTTGATGTGTTTATTGTTCCACATTACGGAACCGACTTTACGGGCGGAGAAGAAGTAAGCACTACAGACTGGTATGACCGCAACAGTCAAAGTGATGCGTACCTTCCTAATTTTGCACAAAACTGGACAAACACTGCGAATGCAACATTTGATGTTACCGGCGTCCAGCTTGAGGTCGGCGAACAGGCCACGCCGTTTGAGCATCGGTCGTTCCATGATGAACTACGGCGATGCAAACGATACTTTGAAAGATTTGCTAAAACACTTACTAGTCTTGGTCAAGCCAGTGAAGCAAACTGCGGATTGTGGTCTGGCATGTCTCGCAGTGGAAACAGCGGAAACAATCAAGGTGTGATGACCTATCAGACAAAAAGAACTAATCCAAGTATTAGTGTTTCTAGTGCAGCACACATCAACGGTGTTTTTCCTATCTCTCCTTTTGCAGCATCTTTAAGCAGCTTTGGCATCGACGGTAACGCAGGTATAGATAATTGTTTTGTAAATGCGGCCAACAATGCAAGCACCGCACCTTCGTCTGACTGTGGTTCTAGTGGGGTGATGGGTAATTCGTCTGGCACATTAGATATTGATGCGGAGTTATAAACATGAACATTACAAGCGCACAGTATGTCACCTCCATATTCGACCCGAAAATTAAAAATATAAAAGCGGTCATAGACGGTAGAGAAACACACGTTCCTACCACCCCCGGCAACCGCCACTACGATGAGATAATGAAACAGGTCGAGGCCGGTGAGTTGACAATACAGGATGCTGACTGATGTTCGGCGTTCATGGCATATCAGAGAGAGCTATAGCTGATCAGGGAATCCTGCTGTTCGGCACTGAATCCGTGAGCGCAAACTTCACTCAAACTACCTCGCAGAACTTTATATCTCCAGCCTCATTAGACATGATCGGCGATTCTGTATTCTCTGCATTTGCGGCTGGCACGGCGGCTGGCGTCTTCACAGTTGACGCTAATTTCACACAGTCCTCTGCCGCAAACCGTATACGTCAGACTGACGCCGACATGATCGCGCAGTTTGATCAGACCTCGACGGCACTGCTGATAGCGTCCGGTATATCCGAGCAGTCTGCTAACTTCACACAAACCACGACACAGAACTTTACTGCATCTGGCGCTTCCGAGCAGTCTGGCAACTTTACGCAGACCAGTGGCGGCAACTTGATTGCCAAGGGTCTGTCCACGCAGATAGCGGATACAATACAAACTACGCTGGCAACGCGCATACGCGAAACTGCTTTGTCTATGGACAGCACGTTCCTGCAAACCACAGCCTCTATCGCTATTTTGTCTGGTGATGCCGACATTGTCCTGAATTTCACGCAATCCACGTTGGGAGAGCTGTTGTGGGAGCCTGTCGATGCGGGGGCCACTCAAGAAAACTGGTCTGAAATCACACACACGGGTGATTCATGGACAGAAATTACTGTTGGTGGTACAACTGAAACATGGACAGAGATGGTGAAATAAATGGCATCCACATACACAGTCAACAGTGGTATTGAAAAACCCGGATCCGGCGAACAATCAGGTACTTGGGGTACAACCACCAACACAAACTTTGACATTATTGATCGTGTGCTTAACGGTGTAGGAACTCTTACTCTTACAGGCACCACCACCACTCTCACTACTTCTGATGGCGCACTTTCTGATGGACATTATAAAGTTCTGGTTTTAGGCGGGTCGCCCTCTGGCACAAATACAGTAACGATTAGTCCGAATGACCAGAGCAAGATGTATTTGGTCAACAACACCACAAATCAAAGTGTGGTGTTCACACAAGGTTCCGGTGGAAATGTGACTATTCCCGCCTCTACTTCTAAATGGATTTATGCAGATGGAGCGGGGTCCGGCGCACAAGTTAGAGTTTTGCCAAACGAGGTTGTAGAGGACAGTTCTCCACAATTAGGGGGCAACCTTGACCTGAACTCTAACGACATCACCGGAACCGGAGACATCAACACCACCGGTACTCTTACCGTTACTGGCGCTATTTCATCTGGGGCTATCGGTACAGGGTCCGCTAACATCACAAGCACCGGCACTGTGCAGGGCGGTCAGTTTACCCTCGACAACTCTTCAAACGATTGGACGTTCACCGTGGCGTCAAACAAACTAATCATTAGCTACTCAGGCACAGCTAAGATGGAGCTTGATACGAGCGGCAACCTCAAGGTAACGGGTAACGTGACGGCATATGGATCGATCTAATGGGCGCATTACAAAGCTCTGGGACCATATCATTAAGTGACATCCGCGCAGAGTTTGTTGGCGGAAGCTCGTCAATATCTCTGCAAGACCTTTTGAAAGGTTCTGCTGGTGGCAACTCAATAGTCAGGGCTAAAGCCTCTAACAATGCAGGCACGGATTTAGCACCTAATGTTCCGTCGTCTGGTGCAATATCATTCAGCAACTTCTACGGCGCTGAACGAGCGTTTGCCTACGTTTACTCGTCTAGTCAAAACAATCAGAGCGCCAGCAGCAATGTGTTTGGTGACGATTACGCTGGAAACTATAAAAAACGCATAACTGTCAATAACGGCGTAACACTAAGCACGACGGGTTTGCTCAACACTGCCTTGGATTACCCCTCAAATGCCGGTGGCGAACTCGAACTTATAAACAATGGCACGATTAATGCGAATGGGTCTAAAGGCGTAGACAACAACAGCAGCCTTACTATTACTGTAACAGGTAACGGCACCTTCACAGCGGGTACAAGAGATGATTTTGTTTCTGCGCTGCAAAGCGACGGCTCCGTGCAGATAAATTATATTGGTGGCTTTGGTGGCGCATCTGGTTCAGATATACGGCACTCTGACTATGGGGGTAGCGGGTTTAATTCCAAGCTGACCCGCAGTGGAAATACTTTTAACCTTTCTTGGACGTACAATGAGGTTGACTATTACAATGCCGGATCAGGCAGCGTAGACATCACTTCTATATTCCCGATGAGTGGAAGTAATTACAATTACACAACCACAAGCGCACAAAACAACAACAATCAAGTTTATGCTCATGGTCGTGACAATCGTTCTGTAGCTGTCGGCAGAGAAGTTGTAAGTGGGACCATGTACTATTGGTTTGGGTCCAACAATAAGGTGACATCTATGGAAGTAGCTAATGACCGCTACATTCAGTATGGACACACTCAAACAACGCTTACTACAGGAAACTCTCAACGTAGCAGTGTCATTCAATCGGTGAACGGCACACGCCGTGAGGGGAACTTTAACACTTCTGGTTTTTCAGGGACGGATAACTAATGCCTCTGACCAAGCTGCAATTCAGACCCGGTGTAAACCAAGAAATTACCTCGTATTCTAACGAAGGTGGTTGGCGCGACTGCGACAAGATTAGGTTCCGTTTCGGATACCCAGAGAAGCTTGGTGGATGGGAAAAGTACACGTCTACCACCTATCTTGGTTCGGCTCGTGCGTTGCATAACTGGATTGCACTTGACGGATCAAACTATCTTGGCATCGGCACACACCTGAAATATTACATCGAAGAAGGTGGCGGTATGAACGACATTACGCCCCTTCGTTTAACGACGGGTGCGGGTGATGTAACCTTTGCCGCCTCAAATGGCAGCACCACTGTCACGGTGACTGACGCTTCGCACGGTGCGTTTGAAAATGACTTTGTCACCTTTTCTGGAGCAGCTTCACTAGGCGGGAACATTACAGCAGCGGTGCTGAACGCGGAGCATCAGGTTGTGAGTGTCCCTGATGCAAACACATACACCATCGTTGTAGGCGCTACCGCTAATTCATCCGACTCAGGCAACGGTGGCGGCAGCACTGTCGGGGCATATCAAATAAACGTAGGTCTAGATACAACAGTTGGCGGCACCGGCTGGAGTGCAGGCACATATGGCCGTGATGGTTGGGGGGACGCGGCATCTGGAGGGTTGACAACTACAAATCAAATTCGTTTGTGGTCGCACGACAACTTTGGCGAGGATTTACTTATCAACCCTCGTGACGGTGGCATTTATTATTGGGACAGGACAAACAATCTATCTACTCGTGCTGTAGAGGTATCCACGCGGTCAGGTACAAGGACCAGTATTCCAACAATCGCCAAACAAGTACTTGTGTCTGATCAAGATCGTCATGTTATCGCATTTGGTTGTGATGGTTTAAATTCAAGTTCATCTGCTAATCAAGGCAATGGCACACAAGATCCACTTTTGATTAGATTCTCCGATCAAGAAGATCCACTCGTTTGGTTTCCGGCAGTTACGAATACGGCGGGTGATTTGCGGCTGGGTGCTGGATCAACTTTCGTACAAGCTGTAGAAACCAAGCGTGAAATTCTGGTATGGACAGATACTGCTCTTAACTCCATGCGCTTTATCGGCCCTCCGTTTACCTTTGGCTTGCAGCAACTTGCTTCCAACATCACGATTATGGGACCGAATTCGGCGGTAGCTACAGAAGACGTTGTATACTGGATGGGTATAGATAACTTTTATGTCTATGCCGGTCAGACTCAACAGCTTCCTTGCACGGTAAAAGACAAAGTATTTTTAGATTTTAATTTGGAACAGGCCGACAAAGTTGTGTCTGGCGTCAACTCTGAGTTTTCAGAGGTGTTCTGGTTTTACCCGTCCGCAAGCAGCAGCGATAATGATAAATATGTCGTGTACAATTATGGCGAAAAGGTTTGGTATTTTGGTTCTCTGTCTAGGACGGCGTGGATAGATCGGGGTGTTCGTACTTATCCAATAGCGGCGGCGAACTCATATATCTACAACCACGAGTTCGGCTACGATGATGACGGCTCTGCAATGAACTCTTTTATTGAGTCCGCCGCTATCGACATTGGCGATGGCGACAAGTTCACATACATCCGTCGCGTCGTGCCAGACCTAACCTTTAACGGATCTACAAATCTTAGTAGTCCACAGGCCACGTTTACTGTCAAATCGAGGAACTTTCCCGGCGCAGACTTTGGGAACACGGCGGCAGGCATAGCTACAAGAACAGCATCATCCCCTGTGGAAACCTTCACAGAGCAGTTACATCTCCGCAGTCGTGGTCGGTCCTTTGCTCTTCGCATAGAATCCGCAGCGGTTGGGGCAAAATGGAAACTGGGTAGTCCTCGGATTGATATTCGTGAAGATGGGCGCAGATAATGGCACAGATTCAGATACCACCGCCCAGATTACCAGAACCTCCGGTTGAATATACACAGCAATATTTGGCAGACTTGGTACGAGCGTTGGAGATTTTTATAGCTCAAGAAAGAACGCCCGGAGAAATACGAGGTACAAAGATTACGCTGACGGACCTACCAACAAGCGCATCTGGGTTAGAGACAGGTGCCTTGTTTAATGATAGTGGAACAGTGAAGATTGTTACTTAATAGAAAGTAAGGTAAGATTCGGCCATGGGACAATCTGTTCAAAAAGAAGACATGCTCAGCGTACCGTCAGGCGGTATCGCTGATTTTTACATGTCTGACGAAGATCTCGCTGTAATCGAACAGGAAGAGGCGCAAAAAGCCTTTGGTTCTGAAGGGGTTGCAGCCTTTGACACTGTCGCCAAGAAGATGGCCTCTTACGGTCGTTTTGGCGATGACCGGATTGTTCACGTAGAAAGCGGCGAGATTGTTGTACCGCGAGCCTTGATCGAGCAAAGCCCTGAACTGAAGGAGTCTATCTTCTCACACCTACGGGAGCAGGGTGTAGAGGACCCCGAGCGGTATGTCGTGGGCTCTTCAGCTAACAGCCTGAACCCTGAGACGGGCCTGCCTGAGTTCTTTTTGAGCAAGCTTGTTAAAAAAGTGGGGAAGGTTTTGAAGAAAGCCGCCCCGGTGATCTTGCCCATAGCACTGTCCATGACGCCTCTCGGACCTATATATGGAGCGGCGTTGGGCTCAGGCATTGGCACTTTGATGCAGGGCGGAGATATCGAGGACGCCCTAAAGAATGCCGTTATCGCAGGCGGCACGGGTGCGGTGTTCTCTGGAGTGAGTAGTGCCGCAAAACCGGGCGGTACTTTTATGGGCGGCATACGAGCAGATCTCGCGAACCCCGGCGCTCGGTTCTCGCAACTGGGTCAGGGCATAACGGGCGAACAAAACTTCTTCCGCAAATTTGATGCTTCTGGGGTTCCAGTATCAACGGCTGATGTTCAGGCAAGTGTCAATCAGCCGATCACATCCGATTCAACGACAGGAATGCCGGATATAGATATTACTGAGAGCATGTTCGATACCACTAGGGGGCAACAAATCACAGAACCTTCGTTCTTTAAACGCACCGCAGATTTCATCATGCCGGACAATGTCACCACGACGGACGCTCTCAAGCAAATGGGTGTAGATCCTGCCGCAGCTACAGAGACTCAATTTAAGCTTGCTCAAGAGATGGCAGCAGAACAATCTCCGGGCTTTCTTCGTCGCTACGGCCCAAGTTTAGCCCTTGCGGGCCTTGCCGCGGGATCGGCAGGCTTCTTTGACACCCCCGAGGAGGACGAGCCTGAGTTCATAACCGGCGCGGACCTGCTGGCGCAAGATCGAGACAAGTATGCGCTTCCCGACGAGCAAATTCAGTACGTAGCGCCGTACAACCCCTTCGTCCCGCAGCGTCCCGTGATGCAAGCGGCAGAGGGAGGAGTAGCGGATGTATTCCCGCGGCGCACAGGCGGTATTATGCCTGACGAGGGCATTGCCGGTGAAGACAGCGTCAGGGCCATGCTCATGCCGGGTGAGTTTGTGATGACAACCGATGCCGTCAAGGGCCTTGGCAACGGCGATAATGATCAAGGTATACGCAAAATGTACGATATGATGCGGGGCCTTGAAGCTAAAGGAAGGGCTATGGCGTAATGGCTACCGATACCAGTGTACAAATAGTCCGAGAAGCTCCTGAAATAGAAGCCTATAAACTAGGGCTTCTTGAACAGGCTAAAAAGCTCGCTGCACAGAAAATAAATTTGCCGCAATACCAAGTTGCGGGCTTTGGTGATCTTCAAGACAAAGCTTTTGAACTCGCAGATGCCGGAATCGGTGGATATCAGCCGTTTTTAGATGCTGGTCAAAGCGCCATAACTGGTGGCCTTGGGCGCGTTACAGGCGCGCAGCCTATGCTTCAGGGTGCGGCTCGTCGTGTCACGGGTGACGAAGTCTCTCAATATATGAATCCGTTTCAAGACGCGATTCAGGCAGAAATTAACCGCGCCTTTGACAAAAGCAAAGCGGAGCAAGGCTTACAAGCCGTGCAGCAGGGCGGAGGGGCCGCGGCCTTCGGAGCTCGTGGTGACTTGCTTCGTGGAGAGGTTGAGGGTGGTAGAGCAGACGCCTTGGCTCGCGCTGCTGCTGAAAACTATATGAATGCTGCGGGCATGGCTGAGCGTCAGTTGGAGCGCGAGCGCGGTATCGCCGATCAGATGGGCATCATGGGTCTTCGTCAGGCGCAGTTGGGGCAAAACCTTGCTAGCCTCGGGCAGCTCGGCACCGGCTTAGCCCGGGAAGAGGCTGGGTTCTTGTTTGATCTTGGTGAGCGGGACCGTGCACAACGTCAGGCGGGTATTGATGCCGTGCGTCAAACACAGCTACAACAACTGTATGAGCCGTATCAGCGGTATGGCTTCTTGTCAGATATCTTCAAGGGCGCTCCGTCTTCGCAACAGACGCTTCTGCAAGCAGCATCACCGGCTGTATCGCCCTTCCAACAGTTTGCCGGTCTGGGTATTGCCGGTCTTTCCGCAGCAGCGGGCGCACAGAAAGCGGGGCTTTTCGGATGATGAATCGAGGTGTACTAAGTCGCCAGATGTTCGCCAAGGGCGGCGCGGCGTTCCCGGATCTTAACAAGGACGGCGAGGTCACACAGGCCGACATCCTGATGGGCCGTGGTGTAGAGTTCAAGCAAGAGGGCGGCATTGCTGGCATGATGCAGCCCCCGGCACCGGCACCGGAACAGCTTGACCCGCAGGCTGTTGAGCAGATGATGATGGCTGCAAGCCAAACCACGGGTGATCTTGAGGGTGCTCAAGACTTTGAACAGATGATGAACATGGTTCGTGGTGATGACGCTACCATGAGTGAGCGCCGCGAGGAGCTGGCCGGTGTGGTTGGCCCAGAAGACGCCATGCAGACCCCTGAGTCAGTTCTGGCCCTTGTGCAGCCGGTCATGCAGATCGCTGCTGTAGATCAGGGTATTGGTGAGTTGGCGCAGCAGGAGATGCAGCAGCCAATGCAGGGACCAATGGCGCAGGGCATCATGGAAAATGTTGCGCCGCCCGCGGCCCCCGCACCTGTTCCAATGGGAGGGCCCCCGCCCGTAAATTTTAAGGATGGCGGGCTGGTCCGCCGAGGCGACAACCAGCCGGTTCAAAAGTTTCAAAATGCCGGGGTGGTTTTGCCCAACGCGCCAACTGTCGGCACGTTAGAACAAGCGTATGAAAAACGTCTGCCCCTATACAAGGGTATTTTGGGAGATCCGACGGCTCAGTTAGAAGAGCAAAAGAAGCTTACACAAGCGCAGATGTATTTCGATCTTGCTAACACCGCCCTAGCGTTTGCTGCACCCATGCAGGGTGAGCGCCCGGGTATGAGCCCCGCAGAGCGTCTAGCTAGGGCCGCCCAAGAGACGAAGTTACTGCCCACCATAGGTGCTCGTGCACAACAACAGCTTGACAGAAAACAGGCCGCAACCGCTGCTGAACAAAAGATGAAGCTCGGAGCTTTGACCGCAGCGGAAGCTGACATAACGGCGCAGGCGAAAGCGAGGGCTGCATTTGACAAAGAGCGACTGTCCGGCGCTCAAAGAATTGCAGAGTTAGGGGTAAAGGACGCTTTGGACACAAAAAGGGATCTAACGCTACAAGCAGATCTGTTTGAGAAAAAAGACAACCTACAAAATAGCAAGTTTGCTTTGCAGGCAGAGCTTGACACCGCTAGTGATGCTCGAAGACTTGAAATAGAAACTGAATTAAAACAAATTGATCTTCAAAATGACAAGATCATTGAACAAATCCGCGCAGATAATAAACAAGCTCTTCAAGCCACAATCGCGGATCAGCAGCAGCAACTTGCTATTTTGAAAAACGACATAAAGTTCCAAAGTGATACAGATTTGCAGGCATCTGCTGCCAAAATTAATGAAAATCTAGCTGTCCTAAAATCAAACCTGCGGATTGCCGAGTTGGGTGTAGCTAACGAGTTTGACCTTGAGAAACTAGACAAGGCTCACGAGCAGGCTACTGAGCTAAACAACACAAATAACGCGCTGAAAGCAAAGCTTTCTGGTCTGGATAGAGAGCTTAACGAGCGCCGTCTGAGACTAGAGACGATCAAAGCAGAGGTCACAAGAGCGCAAGGTCAGGAAAAGATTGATCTTCAACGGCAGGCGCAAGAGATGCAGGCCGAGATGAATGCCTTTGAGCAGTCGTACAAGACGGAAAAACTGGATCTGGAAAAAGCTGCGTCTCGTCTTACTCAGTTTGGCAGCAGTGTGGACGGTCGCATCATGGGTATGCTTACCGGCACAGGTGCGTTTCAAGAGGGCGAAACCTCGGCTCAACTCGCAGCACGTTATGCTGGCGGTCAAACCTCGGATCAAGAAGATATTGCGCTTAATCAAGCGATTGACTATTTCGTGTCGCCGAAGAGTGTTTGGAACGCGGAACAAGGTGCTTTCGTCAGCGTAGAGGGCAACCGTCTCGCCGAAGAGTGGCGCAAAGCTGTTGATCAAAGAAAAGGCTCTAACCTATCTGTTCCCACTCTGGGAGCCGCACCTGCTGCGGATGCCACCACGGTTGTAACAGCAGAAACTCCCGCAGCCGGAACAGCAGTTCTTGAATCACTTAACGCCACGGCTGGAGATTTACCAAGCGTCAACAACTTAGGTGAACCCACAGATATTTCGCAAACCACATACGACTCTATCATTGCCAGCATAGACCCGACACTGGCTACCGGTGCTCCCAGTGCCTTTAAACAAGGCTTGAACCGCACTGTAGAAACACTTCTGCCTGTGTTTGGTCAGCCGTTCCCAGAGACCTCTAGGGCAGTGACTTTGCTGAGCAACTTGAACACCACTACATCCGCAGCTATTTTAGCAGCCCAACCCGGCAAAGAAGCCGAGCCTTTCAGGCAGGAAATTAAGGGAATTTTCCCGACGGCGGCTGCTTGGACTAGAGGTGATGAGACCTCCTACAATCAAATTGAGGCAACCATAGCGTATCTGAATAAAGAAATAGCTACTTTAGCGGCGGAAGAACGAGGGCCCGTAAATCCAGCTAGAAAGGCTCAAATAGGCGCAGGAATATCTTCACTTCTTACAGTTCGTGATGCGTATTCCGCATTAGGCCGCGGGTATGAAAGTCGGCAGGGCGCGGGGTCTGGCGAAAAACCACCTATTGAAAGTTTCTTTAACTAGAGAGAGGCTCATGGCTGAAGAAAACGTAGAACTTGAGAGTCTTTTTCCGCAGGAGCAGCCGGTTTCCACGCCTGCCGTGGCTACGGACGAGTCCTCACCTGCTTATGAGGTTTCTCAACAACGAGTATCCGACATCGACGCTGAGCGACAAAGGTTTCGTGACTCCTTTGATGTTGGCGGGGCGACCCTTGCTGGGTATGACGACAAACAGATTTTAGATTATGTGTTAGGTGTCTATCCTAATCCCAGAGGGGTTGCGGGAAACAGAGAAGCTTACCAAAAAGCCAAAGCCGCCGGTCATTCAGACAGTGATATTTTAGCGACCCTGACAGGTGCTAGGTCTCCTTCTGCTGTAGGTGCTATAGCTGAAGGTATTTCAAAAGGCGTAACAGAGATGGGCCCAGTCGCGGCTGGCGGCGTAATGGGTTTCAAAATAGGTGCAGAACTCTCCCCCTTTGTAGCTGGCGTATCTGGACCTTTCGCTCCGGTAACTGTTCCTACCTTTATCGGTCTGACCACGGCAGGTGGCGCAGCTTCAGGTTATTTATTTGGTGACACCGCCTCGGATCTTATCTTTCCAGAAGAGCCGCTGACGCCTAGTAAGCGTCCTTTTCGAGAGTCTGGATACACCTTTGGTGCGGGCCTTACTTTTCCTCTAGGCATACAGGCATCAGCTTTGAAGTTTGTCCCGGGGACATTTTCGTTTTCTCGCAATGTAGCTCGGATGAACGGTCGTTTGACGCCTATTGAACGAATCCAACAAACTGCTATTGAGCGGCCCGGTGCGTTTCTTAGAACAGAAGGTGCGTCCCTTGGCGGTGCTAGCACTGGTGCGTTTTTAGCAGAAAAAAAGGACCCCGGAGACGCTACAACACGTCTTTTGGCAGAGGTGGGTCTGGGAACACTTAGCCCTGTTGCCTTGGCGGACACCACCATCTCTTTCGTAAAAAACAAGGTATTAGATGTTAGTCGTGCTTTTACTGAGACGGGTCGTCAAACACGGCAAGGCAACGCTCTTGTAAAGTTTTTTAAAGAAAATGGCGAAGACCCCGAAGCGGTTTTGAAGGCATTGCAAAATCCCGACCAAATAAGCGCCCTTGCTACCTCTATGGGTATTGATATCGGACCGCGGACCACGGCTTCTGTAACAGGATCTCCCGCGTTTTTAAAACTTCAAAACACGCTGGCGCAAGACAAAGCGTATGGCCCAACTATTCGTAATGCGCTGCGTAAAAACAATGAGGGTATGGCGAACCTAATTGATTTAATGGCTGAATCAGGAGACCCAACCCTTATTTCAAAGGCCGCTAGTCTTCGTAAGGATTTTATGCGCGGTGTAATCATACAGAGATTAGACGACATAAACGCAGCCGCCATACGTCTAAACCAAAAAACTGCGCCGGATAGCCCAACGGCGCGTATGCAAGCAGGTCGTGTTATTGAAGGTCTTACAGACCAAGCAATTAAACAGATGCGCGAAACAGAAAGTAACCTTTACACTGCGGTAAATGGAGCGGAAGAAATTGATGCTTCAAACCTCGTAGAAGCTTACAGAGCTATGGAAGATGAACTAATTGAGTTGGGTGTCGCTATCCCTAGCTCTGTCCGTAACATTGTCGGTAAAGCCTCTGGTGAGTCTATAGAGGTCGCAGAGGCCAATCTTGAAAAGATCACACGGATCAACACTCGTATTGACAAGGCAGACGACAAAATATCTGCAATTCGTGCATCTAATCCAGATAGTGTAGAAGCGGTAAATAGTTTGGTTTCTACAGACAACCCGCTTGAACAGCAGCTAGTTCAAATACAAGACGCCATTCGCACATTAGAAGCAGATGATGCCCTAACGCGACTGGGCATCAAATCCCCAGAGCGTAATCGTCGTTTAACCGTGCTTCGCAATCAGGCTCAAATTATCAATGGCCGCCTTGAGATTAACGATATTCAGGCCGCTAAAGCTGTGCCACCAGAAGGGTTTGATACTACTATTACACTTGGGGAAATGATGAACGCCCGGTCAAAGCTGCTGACACTAGGACGTAGCCTGACAGCGAACAACAATTTCCAACCCGCACACTTTGTTTCAGACCTCGCCAACGCCATAGTGGATGACTTTGGTATCCGGGTAGCTGACGATGTTGAGCTTTCAGCAAATCAACAGGCGCTTCGTGACGCGCATGATTTCTCTGTAGCTTTAAATGATGTATTTAGTCGCGCTTTTCCGGGGGTGATTCTAGCTAGAAACAAATCTGGTGCCCGCCGCATCATGCCCGAGCTTCTTTCTGCTGCCACCTTCCGTGGCGGTGGAGATGCCACTTCCTTGCGCTATGACCAAATGTCAGATGCCATGAACTTTGCGGCACAAAATGCAGGCAAAGAGTTTTCTGATACGGTCGCTGGTCAAATAGGAACGATGCGTAGCAACCACGAGACCTTGATGCGGGCAGCGTTTGAGGATCTGGTAGACCCAACTACGGGGCGGGTAACTCAAGAAAAATTGGACCAGTTTACCGCTAAATATCGTAATGCCTTGTTTACTGAAGATGGAAAAAGCAAGTTTCCAGCTTTTACCGCAGACTTGGCAAGCGTGGCCAAAGCAGAAAACATGCTTGAAACTCGTCTACGCCTTACTGGTGACCCACGCTTCGCGGAACCCGGAGCTAATTTAAAAATCAGCGTTGACGGTAAAAGCTTTGGTCTCGGTTCCCGAGCCCCTGAAGGCTTGATACATGGTGCTTTGAAGGATGAAATTAGTTTTCTTAATTCAATCGGGTCAGATACCAACCCAGTAAAGCTGATAGCAGCGACAATCGGCTCCCCAGATTCGCGTCCAGATAATGCCGTAAAAGGTCTTCGTACTCTTGTGCGTAACACTCGTTCCGCAGAAGCAAAGTTTCCCGGAGCGATGAACGGTTTGCGGGATATGATCCTAGACCGTGCCATAACTTTTGCGAGTGATGTGGACGCAAATGGCGATCAAATCCTCGATTTTGCCCGATTTAACAAGTTTTTAAACCAGCCGATTGCCCGAGGGCAGCCGTCCCCTTTGGAAATATTGCGTCAAGAGGGCGTGGTAGACGATGGTTTTGCCGTCCGCATGAACACGCTTTTGTCTGAGGGGGCCAACACACAACGCGCTTTGGTGGCGGCCCGTTCGGGAGATGCAGAAACGGTTAAACTGCCTCAACCGTCGTTAGATAGGGCGGTAACTAACCTTATTACTATTGTTTCTCTCCGCGCTGGACGGTTCGCAACACAAAAAGCCCCCGGATCCGGTCAGGGCCTTGCAGAACCTTCAATGGCTGCACGAGAGGCATCAGACATTTTCATAGATGTTCCCAATATCCAGCAAGATAAATTATTAATACGTGCGGCCCTTGAGCCTGACTTCTTCAAACTTTTGATGGAAAGTGCAAAGCCGGGTACAAGACGATACGTACAACGCAATCAACGCCTTCGCGCTTACCTCACAAATGCGGGCTTGATTGGTGCCACGGCAGAGCAGCGTTATAACGAAGAACGCGCAAAAAGAGAGTCCGACGCGATAGGGGCGGCTCCTGTATTGAGCCCTCCATCCGCAACCGATGCTTCTGTCGTACCAATTAGTCCAAACGTAGCTCCGGGCCTTGTTACGGTAGATGAAGCCCGTGCACAAATTCCGACGCAACCGGTGGCACCTCCCACAACCACCCTTGCGTCGGTTTCCCCTAGCATGAACCCAGTAGGGCAGGGCTCGGTCAACCGCTCGCGGTTCGCGGCCCTGTTCCCTGAAGACCGTGCGCTTATTGAAGGCATAGGGAGTCTCGGCTGATGAATTTTTTTGCAGATCGAATGAAAGATTTTGCTCAAGCCGCGCGGCCTACTCAGGTTAGCCAAGTAACACCCTCTGGTAACACGAGGTCTGGGCAAGGCCGCGGCGAAGACTCCCCGAGCGCGGCCAGAGATGACCGGATAGCTTTTGAAGAGTTTAAAAAAGCGACGGGCCGCTCTGATAGAAACCCTTATGGTGATGCGGGTCTTTTTGGCTCAAGTGGTGACTATAGCAACAACATGAGTCAGAGCCAGATCGACAAGGTAAACAGGCAAGCATACAACCAATATTTAGGGCTTGTATCAGGTCGGGGCACCCAGAGGGGTGGAGAAGGTGATTTCATCCCCGGGTATGCCCCGGCTCTAAAACTTGGTTCAGAAACTCCCAGCGGGACGGTGGTCGCAGCACCCAACCAACCGGAACCGGCGATGGGGGGTATTCTTAACTTTCTGCCGGGTGTTGGTATGATCCAACGCTTGTTTGGGGGGTCAAACACCCTTCGGACGTTGGACGATGGCGGTGTAAACTACAGCACTGAGGGCATTGAAACCTTGAGGACCCCCTCTGCCGCTCCGATGGAGACAAGCAACCTTGCCCTGTCCCCAACTCTAATCAGCGCACAGCCCAGAAATAACAATAAGTTTACGGTCCCGTTTAACTTAGACCAAGTTCTTAGGGATGTTCCTAAAACCGGCATTGGTAGATTTATTGAAAGAGGTGGGTTTCAATTCGGTCCGGGGACGCTCAAGCCTGAGTTTAACCTGAAAGACAAGGGTTTTGGCCTTACTTTCAAGATGCCAATCGCTCAGCAAGATCCTCAAGCCTTCGCACGAGACCAAGCCCTTACCAACCAAAATCGAACTCAACTTGAATATCCGGAAGGAGTGGAGCGAAAGTCCCTGTATGAGGGATTAGCTCCGACTGCGAGGGGTTTAATTTTAAGCGATATTGTAGGCCCCACTAGGAACACAGAACTGTCCGACCTGTCGGATGCCAAGAGCGTTGGAAGCCCATACGCGGGAACCACAGGAGCTTTTGTTCCTAGACGAGTTGAGATCGGCCCAGACGGTAGGTTAATTGAAATCCCAGTTGGTTTTGACAAAGGCGGAGAAGTCCCCGCAGGCGAGGGTTTGTTTTCAAAAGAAGAACTCGCTCGTCAGGAAAAAATAAGCGCGGCAGAGCTTCAACCCGACGGCAGTTTGCCGGGTGTGGATACTTTACGACATGCCACCCCCGAAGAGGTGGAGATAGGGTCGTATAACTTTTTAAAAGATTTAGAGGACAATCTGAGATACCACATTAAAGAACGAGACAAGGTAAAACCCTTTGAGTTTTCGGGAGTTACAAGAGACAGAAAGATTTTTCACCAGCGTCAAGTTGAAGATCTTGAGAAACGAATACAAGATTTCAGTAGTCAGAGAGCCGCGGCGGTGGTTAATTACAGGGATTACATAGCCGCAGGGGGCTATCCATTAATTGTAAATACGGAAGAAGAGCCCTACTTCACCGGCTTTAACCCTGATCTAATAAATTTTAGAGCAACCAATCCCTAGCCTCTTCGCCCAGCACCTGCCCGGCGAGATTGATCTTGCCGCGCAGGGCTTTCAAGATCTTCTCGTCTATCGTGCCCGGCGACACCAGATCGATATATGTAACCTTGTTCATCTGCCCAATGCGGTGCGCCCGGTCCTCAGACTGTAGGCGCGTAGCTAGGTCATAACTGTTGTTGTAATAGATAACGGTTTTGGCCTCGGTTAAAGTAATGCCCATGCCACCGGTCAACGGCTGGCCCACAAAGAAGCGCAGCTCGCTGTCCGGCTCTTGGAACCTGTCCACGATGGCCTGCCGCTCATCTTGTGGTGTGTCACCGTAATAGGTTGCGACCGCTTCGGGCCCAAAGCGGTCGCGCAGGGCCGAAGCTATCTGTTGAATGCCGTGGGTATACGACGCCCAAATGATTGCTTTTCCCTGTAGCTCTTCTGTAATTGCAAGTAATTCATTTAGTCGGTTGTTCTCAATGAGCTGCACCTCGCCTTCGTCCGGTTGCAAGAAGCCGCAGCATATCTGTTGTAGGCGCATAATCTGCGTCAGAACGCTGGCAGTCGTAGCCAGCTCACCGTTCTCCAGCTTCGCCAGTGCCAGCTTCTTCATCTGACCGTACAGGCGCTTCTGCTCTTCGGTCAGCGGTACGTCTCGCCGCGTGTACAGCTTGTCTGGCAGGTCAAGGCAGTCCTCTTTCAGGACGCGGTTGCTGAACCGGTCCAGCCGCTCGTTGAGCTCGTCCAGCCTGCGGTAGCCCACAATCTCTTGAAACGCCCGGTTGCCCATCTTGCGGTTCTGCACCACAGCATACCGGTTCTGAAAAGCGTAATAGCTTTTGAAACTGAGCGCAGCATCAGACAGAAAGGCGCACTGGCTGAACAGGTCCATCGGGCTTTTGGTAATTGGCGAGCCGGTCAGGATGCGCTTGTATTTGGCAAAGTCCGATAACTTGACGATATTCTTGGTGCGCGTTGCTTTGCGATTTTTTATGGTCGTGCTCTCGTCTACTACCATAATGTTGTCCGGGAACTTTTGCAGGAAGGCAACCGCAGCCTTGGTGCCACGGGACGTAGACAACGCCTCAACATTCATAACGAATATCCGCAGCCCGCGAAAATCGCCAAACAGAAAATCCCACATTTCATCCTGATATTTCTTAGTGTTGGCAGGGGTCCACCGCATGATCTGCCGATCAACGTCGTCTGGGAGATGTGTCGGTATTTCTCCCTTTACCCAGTTGTCATAAACGCCCTTCGGTGCCACTATGAAGGCAGCATCGATCTTGTCCATCATATGCAAGATGCCGATGGTATCGATAGCCACCTTTGACTTGCCTGTTCCCATCTCCATGAACAGCGCATAATACTCCGCGGCCCACGAATCTGTGAGTGCCTGCCTCTGGTGATCAAACGGTTCAGTCTTGAACTTGTACTTTTTCACAACTTCCTCCTTGACTATGCGAAAATATAAGCATATATACATGTCTGTCAAGACCCGATAGGTGTCTTTAATCACGAATGAGGAATCACGAATGAGTAACATTTTCGACCAAATGGAGGCTGACTTTGAAAACAAGTTGGCCTCTTCCGTTGAGAAACTCGACCAGAGTGACTTAACGACCGTGGCTGGATTAGCCAAAGCTATCCGCGATCAAGAAGAGGCGATTGCTGCCCTTGAGGCCGATCTCAAGCAAGCAAAGAAAAGCCTGATGAAGATGACGGATGAAGACCTGCCGACCATGTTGGCAGAGATTGGACTTTCCAGCATGACGCTTGATGATGGGTCAGAAGTCTCTGTCAAGCAGACCTACGGGGCATCCATCCTCGTGGACAACCGTCCCAAGGCATATCAATGGCTTCGTGAAAACGGATTTGGCGACATCGTCAAGAATACCGTCTCATGCTCGTTTGGCATGGGCGAAGACGAAAAGGCTGAGCAGTTCCGTTCGATTGCGGAAGAGCGTGGCTATCTTGCCGAGCAGGATACGTCTGTGCACTCGTCTACTCTACGAGCTTGGGTTAAAGAGCGCGTGGAAAACGGGGACGACTTCCCTATGGAGCTTTTCGGTGCATATGTAGGACAACGAGCCATCATTAGGAGGAAAAAATAATGGCTAGCAAAAAGAATGAGGTTGCAGAGACCAAATCTGCGGAAGTAGTGCAGTTCGATCCGACCATGTTCGAGGCAGATGCCGGAATGGGTCTGGAGAACATGGGCGCTGAAGATCTTGCCCTGCCGTTTCTGAAAATTTTGGGCGGCATGAGCAAGGAACTCGATGTATTGGAAGACGCTCGCAAAGGTGACATTTACAATACCGTCACTGGAGCCGTTTTAAAGGGCAAGGAAGGCGTTAGAGTCGTTCCGTGTGCCTACCAGCGTCGGTTCATCCGTTGGGCCCCTCTGGGCGAAGGAACGGGCGCTCCTGTGGCCGTCTACGCACCGGGCGAGGCCATGCCGAAAACCAAGCGGTCTACCGAGGACAACAAGGACTATGTCGAAGACGGTTCCGGTGACTACATCGAAGAGACGCACCAGCACTATGTGCTCGTGCTGCACGAGGACGGTCAGGTAGAGACCGCGCTGGTTGCCATGAAATCTACGCAGCTAAAGAAGTCGCGTAAATGGAACAGCATGATCTCCTCCCTGACTGTGCAGGGTAAGAACGGGCCGTTCACCCCGCCACGCTTCAGCCACGTTTACCTGCTGAAGACGCAACTCGAGGAGAACTCCAAGGGTAGCTGGCATGGTTGGGAAATGAGCCGCGTCGGCCCAATCGAGGACATGGCAACTTACCAGCGTGGTAAGGACTTTGCCGCCAGCATTGCTGCTGGAGATGTCGTTGTGAAGCATCAGGACGAGTCCGCGGGCGGGGATGTCAACCCCGACGACGTACCGTTCTAATCAGTTGAGGCGGCAGGGTGTTGTCGTGTTTCCCCTGTCGCCTCATCCTTCACGGGGGCACACATGTCAGTTGATACTTTTTCATCCATTTTTGACGGTCTAAAGATCGCCTATGGCACATATAAAATCGAAAAACAGCAGGCTAACGGTAAGAACACGGGCAAAGCTGCTATCATACGCGAACCGCGTGACACGGCTCTTTGGGAGGGCCATCTGTCTGGTAAGGGACGGGGCATTGGCATCATCCCCATCAACGAGGACAACAAGTCTGTCTGGGGCTGCGTAGACGTTGACCAGTACCCGCTGGACCATAAGGTTCTAGTCGAGAAAATCCGCAAGCTGAAGCTGCCTCTTGTCGTCTGCCGGTCAAAATCCGGCGGGGCGCATTGCTTCTTGTTCACCACCGAATGGGTGGATGCCAAGGACATGCAGGCCACGCTGCAACAAATCTCCGCTGCGCTGGGCTACGGCGGCAGCGAAATATTTCCAAAACAGATTAAGCTCAACCTTGACCGCGACGATGTCGGCAACTTTCTGAACCTGCCGTACTACGACGCCGAGGACGGGCTGCGCTACGCCATCAAAGACGACGGCACCTCTGCCACCCTTGAGGAGTTCTTTGAGCTCTACGAGAACTACAAGCAGACGCCCGAGCAACTGACGGCGCTACAAGTGGGCGATCCTGAAGAGGTATTACCCATGAAGGACGGCCCGCCGTGCCTTCAGTTCCTGCTCAAGAACAAGATATCCGAGGGTGGCCGCAACAACGGGCTGTTCAACATCGGCGTCTATCTGCGTAAGGCATACCCGGATAGCTGGGAATCGGAGATACTGACATACAACATGCAGTATCTGGAGCCGCCGCTGCCGCTCAGCGAGGTCAACATTGTTGCCAAGCAGATTGAGAAAAAAGACTACGCCTACCGGTGTAGCGACTCTCCGATCAACGCGCACTGCAACAAGGACCTGTGCCAGACTCGCAAGCACGGCATCGGCGCAGCCATCCAAGGCGCGGCAATCGCGAACCTTCGCAAGTACAACTCAAACCCGCCGGTCTGGTTTCTGGATGTCAATGGCGAGCCCGTTGAGCTGGATACAGAGGCTCTGATGAGCCAACCTGCGTTTCAAAAGTGCTGCATGGAGCAGCTTAACTTTATGCCCCGGTCTGTTAGTAAGCAGGTTTGGGAAGGCCGCATCGGCGGGCTAATGAACGAGATGCGGGACAACGAAAGCGCCATCATAGATGTCGCTGAAGACGCCAGCATAAACGGCCAGTTTTACGATTATTTGGAGGAGTTCTGCGCTCACATGCAAAAGGCCAATGACAAGGAAGAGATACTGCTCAAGCGCCCATGGACGGACGAAGAAAGCGGCACCACTCTGTTCCGCCTGAAAGACTTTGAAGCATATCTAAAGCGCAACAAGTTCTTCGAGTACAAGACGCATAAAATAGCGCAGCGTTTGCGTGATTTGGGCGGACAAAGCTGCGTATTGAAAATTAAAGGCAGGCCCGTCCGGGTGTGGGAAGTACCCGCTTTCGATAACGCAGACGTAGACATTAACACGCCATCCTTTGGCAGCGGTGAAGGAGCACCTTTCTGATGAAAGACCGTAACGATTACATTTACGAGCAGCGCGTGGTGCAGCTTCGCACATATCAATCCATCGCGGATGAGGTGGGCCTGTCACGCCAGCGTGTGTGTCAAATTGTGGTCAACGTCTCACAGCGCGTCCGCTGGGAGCAGGAGATTGAGGCTTTGCCCGACAAGCCTAGCAAGATGTGTCACCTCGTCTTGCCCCGCCGTGTCCGTAATTGCCTCAAAAACGAGGGCCTGTTCGATCTAACATTTGAGGAGTTTCTAAACCACGCCGAGCAGAAGGCGTTGGATAACATACCTAACCTTGGCAAACGCAGTGTCACGTTACTTGAAACGCGGCTCTCGGAACAGGGCCACATTATGCCCGAACGGTTGCGAAACAGGGCCAGTTTGTTGCGGGATGCCAGAGATTTCAAACGCGAAGCCCGGTATGCCAAGTACCGTCAGATCATGCGGTGGCGCAAAGAGCAGCGCAGCATCAAATGGATCGCTCACGAAGTGGACATGAGCTACGGCGGTGTTACTCAAGTCATTCAGCGATTCCTTGCTAACCCCGAGGCCCTCGATGGAAAAGAATAAAATATTTCGCATCTACGGTCCGCCCGGCACCGGTAAGACTACCGCGCTGCTCAACAAAGTGGACGAAGCTCTTAGTAACGGCGTAGATCCTGCACATATCGGTTACTTTGCCTTCACTCGTCAAGCCGCTAACGAGGCGGTTGAACGCGCCTGTAAACGCTTCAACCTTGAGCCCACGCAACTGCCGTGGTTCCGCACATTGCACAGCTTCGCTCTGCGCCTGTCGGGCATCCGCCAAGAACAGGTGATGCAGACAGAGCACTACAAAGAGCTGGGCCACGCTATCGGGTTTGACCTGACTGCTGGCGGACAGGGCATGAGTGAAGACGATGCTTTCGACCTGACCAAGAATGACAACCCGGTCATCAGCCTCATCAACCTAGCCCGCCTTCGCAAGGTCACCCTGCGTGAAGAATATGACGAAAGCGGCATGGGCATGGATTGGAACCGGGTTAAGTACATTGCCGACAGCCTGACCGAATACAAAAACCGGTTTCAGCTTTACGATTTCACGGACATGTTAGAGGTGTTTGTGCGTGAAGGCGCGGAGTTCTGCCCTCGTCTTGCAATCACATTTATCGACGAGGCGCAGGACTTATCGCCATTGCAGTGGGACGTAGCTCACATACTTGAGCAGAGCTCCGAGCGCATCTACTGCGCTGGAGATGACGACCAAGCGATCTACCGTTGGGCCGGTGCAGATGTAGAACACTTCATCAACCTGAACGGCGGCTATGAGGTGCTTGAGCAATCGCACCGCGTTCCTGCTTCCGTGCACCCGCTAGCTGAGCGCGTAGCCAAACGGATCAAACGCCGCGTACCAAAGACCTACCTGCCTCGTAAGGACCCGGGGCTGGTGGAGCGCGTACCTGACGTAGGTTATCTGGATTTTAATGAGGGATCGTGGCTCGTGCTGGCGCAAGCCGGTTACTTCCTAGCACCCGTGACCCAAGAACTCAAAAGCCGAGGCATCCTCTACAGCTATCGCGGACGGAGGTCCATTTCCGAGAGACTGAGTGATGCCATCAATGGCTGGGAGCAAATGAGAAAGGGTCACCGAATAACCGGTGCAGCCGCACGAGCCGTCTATAGTTATATGTCTGTCGGTGAGCGGGTCAAGCGCGGATTCAAAAAACTACCCGGACTCGATGACGACGAGACCGTGTCACTCGATGAGCTGATCGCGCATCACGGCCTTATGGAACTGGTGCACATCATGGGCACCCCTCGCATCGAGGAAAACATCCGGGACTGCATCTGGCACGAAGCTATGGACAAGCTGCCCAGTGCCGACCGTGCGTATATCACGGCACTACTGCGTCGGGGTGAAAAGTTCAATGCCGTGCCCCGGATAGAACTGTCCACGATTCACGGCTCCAAGGGTGGTGAGGCCGACAATGTCGTCTTGTTTACCGATCTATCGCCCGCAGCAGCACGAGCCGCTGAGCAGGCTCCGGATGATCTGCACCGGGTGTTTTATGTGGGCGTCACACGCACCAAAGAGAACCTGTATCTAGTAGACCCCGAGGATGACAACAGGAGCTATTTGATATGAGCCTCTTATTTCATTTTACATATGAGTGCGTTTGCGGAAACGTCTGGAAATGCTGGAACGTCCGATATGCAAAAGACGAGTGCCAGAAATGTAGACGACATGTCAGCCCGAAGGACAAGGTCCAATGAACCGCAAAGAGATACTTGAGAAGGCAGAGAGCTTGGTCAACGGCCCTCGGGCCCAAGACTACGGTGATGCCTACGACAACCATGAGCGCATAGCCCAGATGTGGTCTGTTCTGCTCGACACCGACGTAAGTGTCTCACAAGTCTACCAATGTATGGTTGCGGTCAAGCTGGCAAGGCTTATAGTGACGCCAGACCACGAAGATAGCTGGATAGATATCTGCGGCTATGGCGCACTAGGAGGAGAAGGCAATGGCCTTACAGATGGCGATGTTCGCACCAAAGAGTGAGTGGGTTCCGCCCGCTGAGCTGCCAGACATCTTCGACGCCAAGCAGATCGCTATCGACGTTGAGACCAGAGACCCCAACATCAAGTCCAACGGCCCCGGCTGGCCGACAGGTGACGGTGAGGTGGTGGGCTATGCCGTAGCAGTTGACGGCTGGTCTGGCTACATACCTATCCGCCACCTTGGCGGCGGCAACCTCGACGAGCGCATCGTCAACAAATGGCTCAAGAAAGTATTCGAGTGCCCCGCCGACAAGATCATGCACAACGCCCAGTACGACGCGGGCTGGATCAAACAGATGGGCTTTACCATCAACGGGCGCATCATCGACACCATGCTGATCGCATCCTTGCTGGACGAGAACCGGTTCAGCTACAGTCTCAATGCTCTGTCCTACGACCTGCTGGGTGAGGTAAAGCAGGAGCGCACACTACAGGACGCGGCCCGCGAGTTTGGTCTCGATCCAAAAGCTGAGATGTGGAAGATGCCCGCTATGTATGTCGGGCCCTACGCACAGGTAGATGCGGAGCTGACACTCAAGCTCTGGAACCACCTGTCCGCACAACTGACCCAAGAACAGCTTTGGCCGATTGCCAACCTTGAGCTCAAGCTCCTGCCGTGTCTGATAGACATGACATGGCGCGGCGTCCGTGTTGATCAAGATCGTGTCGAGCGCACCCGCAACCACCTGATCAAGGAAGAGAAGGCCACGCTTGCCAAGATCAAGCACGTAGCTGGTCAGGATGTAGAGCTCTGGGCCGCAGCATCGATTGCAAAAGCCTTCGATAAGCTTAGCATCCCTTACCCGCGCACCGAGAAGAACGCCCCGTCCTTCACCAAGTCGTTTCTGGCGGACCACCCGCATGAGCTCGCGCAACTAATCGTCCGGGCCCGCAACCTGAACAAGACCAGCGGCACCTTCATCAACACCATTATGAAGCACTGCCATGCAGACGGACGCATCCATGGTCACATCAACCAGATCAGATCGGATGACGGCGGCACCGTTTCGGGCCGCATATCCATGTCCAACCCCAACTTGCAACAAATCCCGGCCCGCGATCCTGAGCTCGGCCCCATGATACGCAGCCTGTTTCTGCCGGAAGAGGGTGAGCAGTGGGCGGCGATTGATTTCTCGCAGCAGGAACCACGGATCTTGGTTCATTATGCTTATGTGTATGGCCGGTCCCGCGGCGCACAGATGGCAGGAGTCGAGGAGTTTGTTACCGCTTACCGCGAGGACCCAGACATGGACTTCCACACCATGGTGGCAGAGATGGCTAACATCCCGCGTAAGCAGGCCAAAACAATTAATCTGGGCATGATGTACGGCATGGGCGTCAACAAGCTGTCCGACCAGCTCGACATCGATGTAGATGAAGCCAAAGGACTAGTCGGCCAGTACCACGACCGCGTCCCGTTTGTTAAGGGACTAATGAACGGCGTGATGAACAGCCTCAACAGCCGGGGCTCAAGCGGCTCTGTCCGCTCCATACTGGGCCGCAAGTGCCGGTTTAATCTCTGGGAGCCCGCGACCTTTGCCATGCACAAGGCACTGCCGTACCAAGATGCGCTCAAAGAGTACGGTGAGACCACCCGGTTGAAGCGGGCATACACCTACAAAGCTTTGAACCGTCTCATCCAAGCGTCGGCTGCGGACATGACCAAGCAGGCCATGGTGAATATTTATGAACAGGGACGCCTGCCCTTGGTGCAAATCCACGATGAAATCGCCATGTCCGTGAAAAACCGTGAAGATGCAAATACTGTTGCTGAAATTATGGAAAATGCTGTACCGTTGGAGGTGCCAAGTAAATGCGATGTTGAGATCGGCCCAAGCTGGGGCGAAGCAAGCTAAGCTTTTTCATGGTTTTCCTCCCTAAACTGGCCCTGAGCTCCGCTTGGGGCCCTTTTTCTCTTGTATCTCTGCCACTTGTCCTATATATTCCCTTACAGGAGGTGTAAATGGATACATCTAAATGGAAATCTGTGCTCGTACCCATCGAGGTGTACGAACAGATTCGTAAGATAGCTCGCCAAGAAGGGCGGACCATTAGTGGTCAGCTCCGGATCATGTGGGATATCTACAAAAAACACACATCCTGACGGCTGAATAACGAGTGTCAATTCAGTTGACATCTTTTTTTAGCTATAGTATGGGATAACTTCTATCAACTCTTATACGGGAGATTTGAATGTCTTATCTAAAACATCTTTTCGAGGCCATCGACCAAATGGCAAGCGAATTTGGGGACACGCCGCCAACCAGTGTCAAAACTGTCACCGCTCTGTCCGTGCTTTGTCAGATTGATATCGAAAAACTTGAGGCTAAGAAGACCCTTGGTGAGCACAAGCCGCTTATGCAAAACCCCGAAGAAATGGCGAAAGCTCTTGAGCCCGTCATGCGGGTCAAAGGAAATGTGGTGAAAAAAAGGAGATGGAAGCGGAAATATTGCTTATACTCAGGGGAGCGCCTGACTGGGAAGCAGCGCAAGTTTGCTTCTCGGAAATATGCTCAAGCTTACTGGAAGGAGCACAACCGGGACAAGGTGAACGCTTACCAGAAGAAGTGGCAACAAAAGAAGAAGAAAGATGCTTGATGCAGCTTTAGTCTGTCTCGCTACGGCGGTCTACTTTGAGTCCAGAGGCGAACCTTTCGTCGGACAGTCCGCCGTAGCCCACGTTGTGTTGAACCGGGTGAACGACACTCGGTTCCCCGACGACGTTTGCTCCGTCGTTAAACAGGGCCCCACCTACTCTTGGAAACCTGATTTCCCTATTCGTAACATGTGCCAATTCAGTTACTATTGTGACGGCAAGTCTGACATGCCAACCGAAGAAGAAGCATGGCAGTCCGCGGTCCTCGCGGCTTTTGGAGCTATGACTGAACGCACTTATGACCCCACCGACGGCGCAACTCACTATCATGCTGATTATGTCCAGCCAGAATGGGCCGCAGTCAAATACAAAACTGTTCGCATCAACGATCATATTTTTTACAAATGGGAGGGCAACCGATGAAGTGCCCAGAATGTGGCGGCGAAGGCGAATGTGAATACGAGGTAGAAGTCCCCGCGCCTATGGCGTGGAGCGGCGGCTGGCTCGAAGGACGCATCATGGAATGTCAACTATGTGAAGGAACAGGAGAAGTCGATGATTGTGAGGACGAAGAATAGAGAGCTCCAGTATCCCACCATCGGGGATCCGGGCATGATTCAAAAACGTCTGGACGCGGGCCGTTGCCCAAAGTGCGACACGCAACTCACAGAGCCCACGCGCTGCGGCTCTTGCAAGCTTCAACTTCCCGGAAATTTAACTCCTAAAAAGTCCTTGTCTTTCCCATAAGTTCGCGTATATTAAGAGCGTTCCCGTAGTTGGGCCCCGGAGAGAAATCTCCGGGGCTTTTTTTGTGTTGACTATGTATAGGATAAGTCTTATATGTGGGCTGAACCACGGGAGTTTCTCATGCTCATCTATTTAGCCACCAATAAGATTAACGGTATGCAATATGTCGGAGCCACGACTCGGAGCTCACTTGCACCCAGAGTGCGGGAACACTTTAAGTTTGCGGAAAGAAAAACCAGAGCACGGGGATCGTTAGCAAACGCCATACGAAAGTACGGCCAAAAAAATATTTCTTTTGAAGTGTTAGAGCGCGTAACCGATATCAATGTTTTAGGCGAATGCGAGAAGAGGTGGATTGACAACCTAAATACGATGTACCCAAACGGGTATAACATTAAGACAGGGGGTATGCCTAAAGAGATGCCTCATGTCAGCCGAAACAAAAGCTACACCGTTGAAGGTGTGCAATATGACAGCTTAATGTCTTTAGCGGATGCTTATGACATGTGCCATTACAAACTTAGGCATCGTCTGTTGCGCTCTTCTATCAAATGGTCTGTAGAACAGGCGTTGGATCTAGCCCCGCCTCCAAAAAGCGACCCCGTAAAATACTGCAAACCTTTAGAGGTAGACGGGCATACCTTTCGTTCAAAGGCCGCCGCCGCTCGACATTATGGTGTTCCGGTAAGAGTTTTTAGAGCAAGACTTGGTAAGGGCTGGCCGTTAAAAGAGGCTCTGGGCATAAAAGAACGACCAAACCAGTGTAAAACGGGGACTACTAATAAAAAACGGCCTCTCAGAAAAACGCGGATCACGGTTCAAGGCACTGAGTATTATAGCGTAGCTCATGCCGCAGAAACTTTAGGAACAAAAGCTGGTCTTGTAACTCAACGACTCAAGCGAGGATGGACAAAAGAACAAGCTTTTGGTTTAGCCCCGCCGCCGGTTATCAAAAAGAGGGGAATGGAGTTTCTTGGATATTCTTCCATAACAGCCGCGGCAAAAGAAAATAACATCAACACCACCACGCTTTTTCAAAGGTTGAATAACGGCTGGTCGCCGGAAGATGCGCTGTACACACCAATAACTCCAAATGACGGAAGCAGGCGTTGGACTGCTTGACTATGTATGCGACAAGTCTTATATACAGGTTAACCAACTAGGGAGAACCAAATGACAAAAACCTTTGAATTGCCCCCTATCGCCGTCGATCTGGTGAACCGGGTAAGCGGCATTTCCAGCATCGTCGGCGACGTTACCGCCATTGGGGGCGATGCGCGGATCATGGCTTGGGCAGGAAAGAGTGACTATTGGCTGTGGCTTGTGTTGGACGACGAAAAGCAGTTTCGTGTCCTAATCGATGTCGAGGAAGCGCCGGATGATAAGCTGTATAATATCGTCGGCTATTGCAACTTTCACAATATCCAACACGAGTTTGCTGGGGAAGACCACCGAGATGAGCTCGGTGTGATTGGGAGAGACTACGATGCGTAAGAAAGAAGAGCTGTTCGATATCGTCAACGGCATGGAGTATACTGATGCCGTGGCCGCAGTCTCCAGCGCGATCAACGCGCAAACGTCCACCATTGCAGCCAAGGGTGATTATAGCCGTGAGGCCGTCGAAGCAGCAGAAAAGCTGCTTGCGGCGTGGTTGAGGGTACAACGCGGATGAGCGACGACGACGATCTCGAAAAGCAGTTTGATTATGCAGGCAACGAAATGAACGCCCTGCTGGATCAACTGGAAACAGAAGGGTTTGATACCGGCGCGGTACTGGGCGGGACCTTAACGGCTCTCCTGTTCCGGCTCGTGGTCCAGAGCCCTAACGGCAGCACCGCCATCGGCATGCTGTCTTCAGCTATGCACCAAGCAGCAACCATCGCTCGTGCATATGATGAGGAAGAGGAGACCAAGCATTGAAAAAGTATCTGATCGAATATGTCTGGGAGCACAACCGCTTCCAATCCAGCATATGCAAAATCGTGGCATACGCATGGAGCGAAGATCATGTCCGCATGACCTTTGAGGCGCAGAAAATCCTGTCAATCGAGGAGCTGAGCAATGACAAAGCCCAGTGACCACCAAGCAGCCGCCGCGCTGCTGAACCAAGCCATCCACGCCGTCAATGACCTGTGGCTGGAGGTTGAAGGCGAAGGCAAGCCCTTTCTGGATGAGGCAATCAGCAAGCTGCACGAAGCGCAGTCGCTGATGATGAAAGCAAGGCTGCGGGAGAAAGATAACTAATTCGCGGATATGAATACCGCGTTTCGTGAACCGGGGAAGTCCGATGATCTCCGCACCCGGGATCCGAAAAAAGGAGATCGAACAAACAAAAGGGCCAGATCAATGATCTGGCCCTTGGCTTTTTAATCGTTAACTACAATCCTACCTTTGATCTTGATGCCTGTGTGAAATTCCTCGCGGTCATCGAACCACTGGATACACTTAGCTATGATCGTGCTTTGTTTGGTTTTGTAGTTTCGACCAAAGGTAAGCAACGGGACGTCATAGTCGTAAAGCTGTTTCTCTACGTCTCCGCCGCCCACCTCGTAGAAGACTAAACCGCTATCGAACGGTCCCTCCCCCAAGATGAACGACCTTCCGGTCACGTCACATTTGAAGCTGGCACTAAAGTACCCGTCAATTTGTATATCCAAGTTAAGAGACATTGTTTTCCTTTCCCTTAGTTGTGAAGGTATAGCTTTACCTTACATAAGAGTATATCATATAATCCCATACATGTACATGTGACATAGTGTCGCACCTAAAGTGTCAAATTATTGACGCATATTGTCGCATACGGTATAGGATAAGTCGCATATGGGATACAGGTTATAACCCATTGATTTAAAATAAAAAGATAAGAAGAGCGGCAAGTCGAGCCGCCGACGCTGTTTGACATAGTGAATAGAAGAACGGGAACTTCAACCAACACGGGAGGGCTAACCATGCCTGTTAAATTACACCCCATCAACCGCGGCTCACGGGACAACCGCTATTGCGGCCCCGCCGTGGTTAGCTTCATCACTGGCAAAAACACCAGTGAGGTCGCGACGTTCATCCGTAATCGCTACCGTAACGGCAAAGCTGTTCGCGGGACTTACCTCCACGAGGTGGCAGGCGCTCTGTCGGCGCTGGGCTACAAGCTCAAAGGGGTCAGGTGGTCGGGCAACCTATCACCAACTCTGGCGGGTTGGCTCAAAGCCAACAAAGACTTGCGATCCGCGGGCCGCGTCTTTCTGGTCAATGCCGGTAACCACTGGCAACTGATCTCTGGACGCAAATATGCCTGCGGGCGGATTGGAGAAATCGTCTCCATCCGTGACCCACGGGTCAAGCGGCGGTGCCGGGTGACAGATGTCTGGGAGGTGAACCGTATGCCGGAGGCGGCAAAGGACAAGTGGAAGACACATGTCACAGACCGCAAGCCTCGGAACACGGGTAATTCCTACCGGGTGCGTAAGATACTGCGAGACAACCCGCAGTACGGCTTCAGCTACGAAGTAGAGTGGCGCGTCGATAAAACAAACGTCTACTACGTTTCCATGAGCAACGAGCTTGAGGAAAAGGCGTTTGAGATGCAACACCATCTGTGTGACGATCACTACTGTCACGGTCTGGACGAGGTCCTGACCCGGCTGACAGACATGCTGGAGTTCGCAAAACAGCACCACTAATCAACAGGGTCCCGCTTCGGCGGGGCCCTTTTTGGTTACGGTTACATATATAGGGAGAAAATTAAAAAAATAAAAAACACAAAAAATATGGTGTAACCGGTGTAACTTATGTAACCGTACCTTGTAATCCTTACTCAGCAAGGATTACAGAAGGTCAGAGAGGTTACATATTTGGTTACACCATGGTTTTCAAAAATGTAACCAAGGAAATGACCTTAAAGGGGGGTTCGCGGGCTTTTTTAAAAAAATATTTTTTGCTCTATATAAGTAACCCCTGTAAAAAGGATGGGAGTTGACCTTTTTAACTGGAGAATACCCGTATGCCCTCAAAAGCTGTCGTGAAGAAAGAAACCCGGGGCCGTAAGCGAGCCACCGTCAATCACCCGCTGACCCGCAAGCAAGAGCTTTTTGTAAAGGAACTGGTCAGTAAGGACGGCCAGATTACTTTGAGAGAGGCGGCTATCAATGCTGGTTACTCTGCCACGTCGGCTCACACGCGGGCATATGAACTGACCAATCCAAACATTTCGCCGCATGTCGTGGCGGCCATTCAGTCCTATCGACGCGAACTGGACGAAAAGTACGGAATCACGTTTCATCGGCATATCCGTGATCTTCAAAATATTCGGGATCTAGCCTTGCAAAACGGCGCTTACTCTGCCGCCGTTCAAGCGGAATATCGCCGGGGTCAAGCGCAGGGCGACATCTATGTAAGCAAATCTGAAATCCGTCATGGGTCTATCGACAGCATGAGCAAGGACGAGGTCTTGAAAGCTTTGGAAGAGATAAAGGACAGTTATGCCCCAATCACCATCGACATCACACCCGAAGAGAAAAACACCGGTAATCGCGACAAAGCGAGAGGGCGGCTTTTACAAGCAAGTGAAGGAAGCGGCGCAGAGGTCGAACAGGAAATTATTACTGACCCGAATTGAAAACTGGGTTGGCGCAGGGATACCGGACCTTTTGATATGTGATGAGGTCGGGGACTTTCATCTGGTTGAACTTAAATACATCACCGGTAATGCGGTGACATTGCGCCCGTCACAAGTGGCGTGGCTATCTCGACACCAGCACTCTAGTTGCTGGGTTCTAATCAAGCGACAAACCAAGGCCACCGAGCCATCCGAGTGCCTTTTGTACCCGGCAGCGGCAGCGGTCGATTTGAAGATGGACGGCATTGAGAAGGTCGAGCCTTTGTTTCGTTGTCAACAGCCTTTTCACTGGGACACAATATTTGGCTTGATATGTCCGACATAATCCCATAATAATGGGACATCGTTAATCAACTATGGGAGTAAGAGCGATATGGTAGAGGACAAACAAACCTTGCTTGCTTGGCTGGCAAATGCCTTGAAAGATTCACCTGTGGACTTTTTAGAGGTTTATGTCGGAGATGAAAAGGACGGTCAAGTTTATGTGCGTTTTGAAAACGTACCGGAGAGGGAAAAAATGAAAAAGTATAACAGCGTTGCATATCTTCCCTTTTCCATTCATCACGACCGGGAAAACGGCGAAGATATAACCCCGGAAATGTTGCGCGAAGCTTTCAATAATCGAACCCTGACCCTGTCGAATCAGGAATTATGGGAAGCTTGCGGCGGGGATTGCTACGACACAATCGAAAATGAACCTTTAGCGGAAGCTTCCGCCTGATGTTTATTTTGCACTGGATTGCCCGTCTGATACATGGCGAAGACTGGGAAAAACACACAACACAACGCCGACGGGTTCGGCGTCGTCGCCGATAACCTAACTAGCCCCGCCAATATCTGGCGGGGTTTTTTCTTGCAATGGTATGCGATAAGGCCCATATAAAAGACAACTGAAACGAACGGGGGCAATCATGCCGAAAATCAATCACGAAAAAATCGCGCTTTATTTAGAAAAACTGGTCGTCGGTTGGGATGAAGAACTGGCCCGGGAAATGGTCGAAAATATGACGCCCGAAGAACGGGCGCATTTATCCCGGCTGATCGATATATGCCGTGATCCGGATTATCAATCGTTAATTAGCGATTACGCCGCGTTAAACCGTCCTGAAGAAAAACCCGAACCAGCTTAACAACTGGCCCGCCCTGACCGGCGGGCCTTTTCTTTTAAAATTTCTATTTGCCAAAATATGCGAATATATGAGATAAGCAAAACAGATATAAACAACGGGAACAAAAACGATGTTAAAAACTGTAGAGCTAAGCACGGCGAAAAAGACTAGCGGTTGCGCCGTAACCTATCGCGCCGGGTCAGCTAATAAATTTGATACTTGCCCGGCATCTTGCAAGCTTAACCCTAGCGGGCGCGGTTGCGGCGCTGGCGAAATTGACCACGACTATCTGGACGCTGTATTGGACGCGAAACCGAAACGGGGGTTTTCGTTTGGTTATTCTCATTTTGATCCGTTATTTTGGGCGCACAAATTGCGGGCGGGCAAAACGGTTTTAAATTACAGCGCCGACAGTCTGGCCGCCGCCTATGCTATTTTTTCAAACAAGGTCGCGCCGGTTGTCGTCGTCGTAAAGGATAGTTTTTGGAAGAATGGCAAAAACGCCACAATAGACCGCGACGACATGCCGACGCCGCCGGTTCCGGTTATACGTTGCCCGGCGGAATATAACCCGGCGGTAAATTGCCGGAATTGCGGGGCGGAAAAAGGGCCATTGTGCGCCCGTCTGGACCGGTCTTTTATCGTCGGATTTACAGCACACGGGGCCAGCAAGAAAAAGGCCGCAACCGACGACCCGGGCGGATGCTATGCCGCTGGCGGCAATGTCGCGTTGCATTGGCAGGCGACGACCGAAACGCCAGACACTGGCGAAACTGACGGCGAAAAGCTTTTGCGGTTTGCCCGGGGGTTGCCGCCCGGTTCTGTATTGCGCCACCATATCGCCGGGGATATTGGCCGCGAATAGCTGGCCCCGTACTGGCCCCCGAAACCCCGCCCGCTGGCGGGGTTTTTTTGGTCTGAAAGAAAATTTAAAAATTTCTAGACATATATAGGCCAAAATGCGATAAACCGCATATGGCCCTTTTTTCAGGGGTTCGGGCCGCCCCACAATTACGGGAAACCAAAACGATGAACCACAATATTGAAAACAGCAAAAACACCTTAACCCGCCTTTTGGAAAAGGTGCGCGACGACGCGGCCAGAAAGGCCGACTATATTGCGCCGACGCATGAATTGCAGAAGACGACCGGCGACGACGGGACGGCCCGCATCACAATAGAGCAAAGCCGGGGCGTGCCGACTAAAGAGCTGGTCGTTAATCCGGTCGCGTTCGGGCAAATGGCCAGCGATGCGGGAATTGACGTCCGGACGGCCCGCCGGTTGCAAGAAAACTACGCCCCGCAATTCGATGGCCTGATAAATGCAATCTGGCAAAACGAGCCTAAGGTTCGCATGTTGCGGACGTTTGAAAACTACGCCCCGTTTTCTGATTTGGGCGAATGCCGGGCCATTGTGTCGGATAAGTTTAAGACGTTCGACCATGTAAACCTGTGCAATAGCGCCTTGCCCCAACTGATGGACAGCCCGGCGCAATTACAGGTTGTGAATGCCGAAATAACGGACCGCCGCCTTTATCTGCGTTTCCGGTCGCTGGTTCAAACTGGCGAAGGGGCGAACGTCGGCGACGTTATGGCGAACGGTATCGGCCTGCAAAACAGCGAAACGGGCGCGGGTTCGGTTTCGGTTTATCAGATTGCATGGACGCTGGCTTGTTTGAACGGGATGCAAACGCAAAACAAAACCCGGTCCAGCCACATCACCAGCGCCCGCGATAGCGACGATTGGGGCCTGTTGTCGGACGCCGCAAAAGATGCCGACAACCATGCACTAGAATTGAAAATCCGCGATCTAGTCGGCGTTTATTCTAGCCGGGACGCGTTTGACGGCGTACTGGACGCCATGCGGGCCGCCGCTGGCGACGTGATTGACGGCGAGGCAATCGACAAAACCGACGTTGTGCAAAATTTGGGCAAGGTAATGCAACTGACCAAAAAAGAAACGGGCGACGTTTTAAACGGGTTGCTGGATACCATCGGCCAAGCCGGTTACGAAAACGACCGGCCCCTGTCCCGGGCGACGTTGGTTAATGCCGTGACGGCGGTTGCCAATAAAGCCGACGCCGACGATGTCGACATGTGGCAGGCCCGGGGTGGCCAGCTGCTGGCCATGAAGCCCGCCGATTGGGGACGGGTCGCCGTCGCCGCATAGCTGGCCCTCTAACCTTCACACTGGCCCGCCCTAACCGGCGGGCCTTTTCTTTTGTGGGAATATATGCGACAACGGGGCATCACTAACTGATAACGGGAATAAAACAGATGATAAATAAAATCATATTTGGCGACCATCAAATCCCCGTCTGGCATGATAAAGACGGCGTTCGGCATTGGTTGGACGGGTCGGCGACATATGCTGCCGATAAAGACGGCGACGTTATGCGATTGGTCCCCCTCGGTTGGCAAGCCGCTGGCGATTTAGTGAAGCGAAAGCCTGACGCGAAAACCGTTTACGTCGTCAATTTTCGCGAACGCAAAAAGCCGGGCAAGCCTGCGGTCTATTCGCTTTCCCCGTTTGACGATATGAACCGGGAAATTTTCCTGAAAGAAACGACGCCCGTTTACGTCGGTTTTACGTTCTAGCCCCTACGCCGCCCGCTGGCGGCTTTTCGCCCCCGTTAGGCTATCACCCTAGCGGGGGTTTTTTCTTGCCTACTGGCGGCCCCTGTATGCGCCATTAATGCCAGTTAATCATGCCCCGGGCCGCCGCCCGTAACCTATCCAAAACGTACCGGGGGCAATCCGGGCCGGTATCTTTTAAAATTTTAACGCCGGGCGGTCCGCCGGTCGCGGTCGCCGGGTCGTCGGTCCGGGGTCGCCGGGTCGCGTTTCATGGCCCGCCGGTCGCGGTCGCCGGGTCGCGCTGCGCGGTCCGCCGGTCGCGGTTCGGGTCCCTTCCCATATCGGGTCAAAATCCGCAGAAAACCGCCAAAAAATCGCAAAAAATCGCGCCGCGGCCACGGGCTCTAGCTACGCAGGCAAGGGCCATGTTTCTGACAAATAATCCTGTAAAAAACGATATGGATGTTTCACGTGAAACATTGCCTAATTATTAGGCAGATGCTCAATACTTGTTCACTGTCTAATAATTGTGCATATTTTCGCAGACATTTTGTGCACACAGGGGCCCCCGATGGATATTTCGGAACAGCAGGCAAAGTTGCAGCTACGACTAGCGCAACTTGAAAAGAATGAAGCTTGTCAGGAAAAGTTTCTTACTTTTGTAAAAGTCATGTGGCCCGAGTTCATCGCTGGGCGGCACCATAAAATTATCGCTGAAAAGTTAGAGAGAGTGGCCAATGGTGATCTCAAGCGCCTGATCATCAACATGGCCCCGAGGCACACGAAGTCTGAGTTCGCATCCTTTTTGTTCCCGGCGTGGATGATGGGCAAGAATCCAAAGATGAAGATCATTCAGGCTACCCACACGACGGAACTTGCGGTTAACTTTGGACGTAAGACGAAGAACTTGATTGACAGTGACGAGTACAAGGAGGTCTTTCCGAATGTCAAACTCGCTTCTGATAGTAAAGCTTCTGGTCGTTGGGACACTGCTTCTGGCGGGATGTACTACGCCGTGGGGGTGGGATCCAACCTTGCCGGGCGTGGTGGCGACTTGGTAATTATCGATGATCCACACTCGGAGCAGACGGCCATGTCGGCCAACGGTTTTGACGATGCGTGGGATTGGTACACCGGGGGCCCCCGGCAGCGTCTCCAGCCGGGCGGCAGTATAGTTCTGGTTCAAACCCGGTGGTCCGAGAAGGACATGACGGGTCAGTTGCTCCGTGCAATGGCTAAAGATCCGCTAGCTGATCAGTGGGAAGTTGTGGAGCTTCCTGCCATTTTTGACGACGACAAGCCTTGTTGGCCGGAGTTCTGGTCCCTTGAGGATCTGACCGCGGTCAAAGCATCCATCCCTCCGAGCAAATGGAACGCGCAGTATCAGCAGAATCCGACGGGCGAGGAGAATGCGATCATTCCTCGTCAGTGGTGGAAGAAGTGGGAGAAGGACAACATCCCGAATCTGGAGTATGTGATCCAGAGCTACGACACGGCGTTCTCGAAACGCGAAACTGCTGACTACTCGGCGATCACGACTTGGGGTGTTTTCAGGCCAGAGGAGATTGGGGGCCCTCCGGGACTCATACTTTTGGACAGCACGAAGGGGCGGTGGGATTTTCCTGAGCTCAAGCAGACGGCTATGGAGCAGTATAAGTATTGGGACCCCGACACCGTCATCGTAGAGGCCAAGGCTTCTGGTCTGCCTTTGACCCATGAATTACGAAATATGGGAATCCCTGTTGTTAACTTTACGCCTAGTAAGGGTAATGATAAGGTTACGCGAGTTCACTCTGTATCGCCGTTGTTTGAGGCGGGCATGGTTTGGGCCCCCGACACCACCTTCGCCGATGAGATGATTGAGGAGGTGGCGGCGTTCCCTAACGGGGAGCATGACGACTTGGTCGATAGCATGACGCAGGCTTTGATGCGTTATCGGCAGGGCAACTTTGTACAGTTGCCGACTGACGATTGGGACGAAGAGGACACGGGAATGCAGGTTAGGGCTTATTACTGATGGAAGAAAAGGGCATAGGTTCGTTCTTCGCGGACTTCGTAACTGGCAACGCGCCCTCTGATCAACTGAACGCGCTTCGCGAATCTGCTCGAATGGGCGACCCGATGGGGGAAGCCATCTACGGTGATGAGCCCACTTTTATGGAGCGGTTGATAACGGAGTATAATTATCCTGCCACAATACCCATGGAGGATGATCAGGGTCTTGCGGTTATGGATTCGGACACCGGTCGTCAAAAAATGATGATTGCAACGGATTTTAATTTACCGGAATATATGAGAACGGAGCGCCCTCGTCAGGACATGCCGACATATGGTGAGTTGGAAGATGCGCGGGCCCATGCTTTGGCTTCAGCAGAGTTGGCTCGTCGGTATGGTCCGGACACCGCTCAAACTGTTTCGACTATAAAAGAGGGCATAGAGGTGCTCCCTCTTGCTGGTTCTTCTACGTTTGATGATGCTGCGATGGACATTCGCAACAACACCGTTGGGATACAGCTATTCCGAGAGGCGGGGATGAACAATTCTCCCCGTGAGCTTGCTCGCATGGTTGATAACAAGGTTTTCGAGCAGTTGGACATTATTTTGGGCAGGACGCCTGCTGAACAGACTACCCCCGCGTCGGATCAACCGGGGGCCCCGTATAATTTTGAGTCACCGGAGGGCGGGATAGATGTTTATTTCCCAAGGGACCGGTCAGGGTTTTTTGATACCAGTTATATTTATGATGGGAAAAAGTGACCTACGCCTTTGTCTATGTTAGGTTGACGTAAAGGAGATTATACATGGCGCGTGAACCGATTGCCGGGATGGTAGAAACTACGGTCCCTACGCAGCTTGATCCGGAGGATTTGGCGGCAGAGGTAGAGCTGGAGCTCCCGGGTAGCCAAGAGACTGTGGCTTTTGAGGGCATGGCCGAGGGCATGGACATTGAGATTGTGCCCGAGGACGACGGCGGCGTTGTGATTGACTTTGACCCGCAAGACCAGCGCGGGAAAAATGATGACTTTTATGCGAACTTAGCAGAGGAAATGCCAGATCGTGAGCTCGGGCGTATTGCCAGTGAGCTGCTGGGCGAGTTCGATGCTAACAAAGCGAGCCGACAGGAGTGGGAAGATGCTTACGCCAACGGTTTGGAGCTTCTTGGTTTCTCCTACGAGGAGAGAACCCAGCCGTTCCGAGGAGCTACCGGTGTTACGCATCCCTTGCTTGCAGAGGCAGCTACACAGTTCCAAGCGCAAGCCTTTAACGAGTTGCTGCCAGCGTCTGGGCCAGTGCGTACTGCGATCATCGGAAGTGAAACTAGGGAAAAACAGCAGCAGTCTGACCGCGTAAGACAGTTTATGAACTACTACATCACCAATGTGATGGAGGAGTACACGCCTGAACTGGACCAGATGCTGTTTTATTTGCCGTTGGCGGGCAGCACGTTCAAGAAAATCTACTATGACGAGACGATGGACCGCGCTGTAAGCAAGTTTGTGCCTGTTGAGCAGCTTGTGGTGCCGTATGAAACGTCAGATTTGGAGACTTGCCCCAACATTACGCAGGTTTTGCGTATGTCGCTCAACGATTTGCGTAAAAAGCAGGTCGCAGGCTTCTATTTGGACATGGATGTCATCCCGGCACAGGCGGAAGCAAGCAGCGTGGGCAGCGAAATAGAACGAATTGACGGTGTTTCGCCGTCTCAGATCGATTATGACTGCACTTTGCTTGAGTGCCACGTTGATTTGGACCTTGAGGGGTACGAAGACAAGGATCAGGACGGTGAACCGACCGGTATTAAGGTGCCGTATGTGGTCACCATCAGTCAGGACAACGGTCAGATCTTGTCAATTCGTCGAAATTACAATGAGGGCGACGAGAACAAGAAGAAAATCCAGTATTTTGTGCACTATAAGTTCCTTCCGGGCTTCGGTTTCTACGGCTTGGGGCTTATTCACACGATTGGCGGGCTGTCACGGACCGCCACGGCGGCACTGAGGCAGTTAATCGATGCTGGTACGTTGTCCAACCTCCCAGCGGGTTTCAAAGCCCGCGGACTACGGATCAGAGATGACGATGACCCGCTTCAGCCCGGTGAGTTTCGCGATGTGGACGCTCCCGGAGGGGCTATCCGTGACAGCCTGATGCCGCTGCCCTTCAAAGGCCCTGATCAGACGCTATTTAACCTGCTTGGGTTCGTGGTAGACGCTGGTCGGCGCTTTGCAACCATCACGGACATGAAAGTTGGTGATGGCAATGATCAGGCGGCGGTTGGAACGACACTTGCGCTGATTGAGCAGGGCTCTCGGGTGATGAGCGCGGTGCATAAGCGGCTTCACTACGCTATGCGGCTTGAATTTAAGATTTTGTCGCGTGTGATGGCCGAAAGTCTGCCGCCGGAGTACCCGTATGCCGTTGAGGGCGCGGAATCCGCGGTCAAGCAGACGGATTTTGATGATCGCGTAGATGTTTTGCCGGTCTCTGACCCGAATGTGTTCAGTCAGGCGCAGCGGATCACGTTGGCGCAAACCAAGTTGCAGTTGGCTGGTGCGGCCCCTGAGATGCACAACATGCATGAGGTATATCGTGACATGTATGATGCTTTGGGCGTCAAGGACGTTGATCGGATCATGCGTAGGATTCCTGATGAGGAGCCGACACCCAAGGACCCTGCACAGGAGAATATTGACGCTATGGACATGATCCCTCTGAAGGCGTTTGAGGGTCAGGAGCATCAGGCGCACATCATGGCGCACATGGTCTTTGGCTCTACGCCCATGGTGGCGGGTATGCCTGCCATGGCGATGGCGCTTCAGAAGCACATCATGGAGCATGTGCAGATTGCGGCACGGGAGCAGGCGGCAGTTGTCTTTTTACAAGGCAGGCAGCAAGCTGGTGGAGCTCCGGCCTCTGAGGAAGAGATGATGCAGATTGAGGGCCTCACCGCTCAATTTGTTGCCGAGGGAATGCAGCAGGTCAAGCAGCTCTCGCAGCAGGTATCTGGTCAGGGCCCTGATCCGTTGGTCAAGCTCAAGGAGCAGGAGCTTCAGATTCGTGCACAGGCCGAGCAGGCCGACGCACAGAACGACGCTGCGAAGCTCAATCTGGAAGCACAGGGCCAGCAGATGCGGTCCGATCAATTCCAGCAGCGGTTGGCGAGCCAAGAGCGGCAGACCGCGGCACGTATAGATGCTGCCATGCAGCGTGAATTTATTAAAGGAAGGGGACAGTAATGTCAGTAGTTAAGATTGTGACTAACAAGCCGGGCCCTGCGCCCAAGCCCGAAGAGACAGGCAAGATTAAAGAAGTTCCGATTCCGGACAAAATGAGTCAGATGACGGCTCGTGGGATGGGCGCTGCTACAAAGGGTGGCAGTTACATGGGATACAAGTAGCCCTTATGAGGGGACTACGGGAACACAACTATGGATCCGGTAACTGCTATGGCGACTGCTTCGGCAGCGTTTGGGGCACTTAAAAAAGGTTTTGCAATAGGTCGGGACATTGAGTCTATGGCCTCGGACTTGTCCAGATGGATGGGTGCGCTTTCCGACCTTGACCAAGCTGAAAAAGAAGCCAAAAACCCACCTATATTTAAAAAACTGTTTTCTGGTCAATCGGTTGAGCAGGAAGCGGTAATTGCGTTTGCCAACAAACAAAAGGCGCAGCAACAGCGATATGAGCTTCAACAGTGGATCAGTCTGACCTTGGGCAAGTCCAAGTGGGACGAGTTGGTCCGAATGGAAGGTCAGATACGTAAGCGTAGGCAGGAGACTTTGTACGCTCAAAGGGAGCGGCGTCGTAAGTTTGTCGAGATTGTTGCTTGGGTTGTGATGATAAGCGTAGGTATAGCTGTTCTTACGTCCTTTGTTCTTTTGCTCAAATCACACTCAGCAAACGCTTCGGATCAAATGACTATCTGTCGAAAAGTTAAATGTGAGAAGCTTGAAAACAGGCAAATGGTCTGCGTATTTAAAGGCCAGAACAATACGATTGAGTCTATGTTTTTTAGTCAGGGGGAGTTTGTTCCTAACGAGTATCTCTGCAAATACGATCCAAACGCTCGTAGGGACCGGACTATACAGGAGACTTTGAAGGAAATACGGGAGAGTCAAAAGTGAGCCCGAAGAGGTTTCAGCCGGATACATCCTACGCTCAGTATGATTTGGATGGTGATGGGGAGATTACAGACGAGGAGCTTGAACACGCCAAGGAAATACGAGAGACCGAGCGGGACCTTCGCAAGAGTTTGGCGCAATTAAGGATGGCGCGATACACGCTTATTGGCATGGGGGTATTTACTGCCGCCATGTTTACCCCTTGGGTTTCTGTTGAGCGAATTGAGGCCCTCAGTGAAATTAGCAGCCTGTTTTACATTTCAGGTGCAGGTATAGTTGGGGCTTACATGGGCACCACGGCTTGGATGGCCCGGAAGTGATCGATGCCTTTTTGTTATTGGTCTATTTGGGGACGGGGGATTTCAGAAAGTTAGAGTCCGGAAATATGTATTTTTACGACATCAACGAATGCAATTTTTTTGCTAAGCAAGTTTCAAAGCGGTATGGGAACTATGGTTTTGCGGACTACATGGACCCCAAGGATCGAGTGACGGCCTACTGCGTTCCAAAACAGGTAGACCCTGAGATAATAAAGGTTTATTAATGATAATGTGGGACATGCACAATAGGACTACGCCGGAACAAGCGGAAGCGAACAGGAGAAGGCGAGATGCTGCAAGCACTGATTGGACCCGTAACGGGGATTCTGGACAAGTTCATCGAGGACAAGGATCAGAAAGCGAAGTTGGCTCACGAAATAGCCACCATGGCGGAAAAACACGCTCACGAAGCCAACATGGGGCAAATAGAGATCAACAAGGCAGAGGCACAGCATAGGTCTGTGTTTGTCGCCGGTTGGCGACCTTTCCTTGGCTGGGGACTAGCAACGGCCATGATATGGCACTTTGTTTTAGCGCCGGTTACCATGTTTGGTTTTGCATATGCGGGCATGGAAGCCCCGGACTTGCCAACATTTGACATGGACAGCTTGATGACTGTTCTGTTAGGCATGTTGGGTCTTGGCGGTCTTAGGACCGTAGAAAAGGTCAAGGGTCTTACAAAGTAATGGAAGCAAACTTCTTCAAAAGCCTTGAGATGGTGCTGAAGCACGAGGGCGGTTTTGTGGATCATCCGGAAGATCCGGGTGGCGCAACCAACAAGGGGATTACGCACAAGACGTATTCTGACTTCCTTGGTCGCCCGCTAGAGGATGTAGGCGAACTCCAGAATATTCCAGATGACCATGTAGAGCTGATTTACAAACAGGGCTACTGGGATAAGGTCAAGGGGGACCAGCTCCCCTCGGGCGTAGACTTTTGTACCTTTGATTGGAGCGTGAACAGCGGTCCGGGACGCGCGGCTAAAGCTTTGCAGAAAACTGTAATGGTTTCGCAAGACGGAGCGATTGGTCCGCGGACGTTAGCTGCGGTTGAAGAGAAAGACCCGATGCAGATCATCGAGGAAGTAACAGCAGAGCGGGAACAATTCTATCGCTCTTTGCGGACGTTTGAGACGTTTGGCAAGGGTTGGTTACGTCGAAATGATGAGACATGCGAGTATGCTTTGTTGCTCGCGGGAGGTATGACATAAGTGGATGAAGTCTTCTTTGCTGACGCTGTCCTACGAATTGTAAGGGACAGGCGGTTGACAGTTCAGGACTCGTTGATTTACGACAACGTCAAGAACATGGAGCATTATCGTGAGCTCATGGGTAATCTCAAAGCCCTAGATCACGTGGAACAGGAACTCAAGAGCCTGCTAGATAAACAGGAGCGCAACGATGGTTGATCTTGCTGGTGCCTCAAAGGGCGCTGAAAATTTAGCATCTGCATATGTAGATGTACCGACGGATAAGAAGTTGGACCCCGAGGCCATCGGCGGTTCTCTCTTAGAAAGAATGCCAGAGCCCACCGGTTGGCGGCTGCTTATTCTCCCTTACCGGGGGAAAGGCAAGACGGACGGTGGCATTTACCTTCCGGACAAGGTTGTTGAGGAGAACACGGTATCCACGCAGGTGGGTTACGTTCTGAAGGTTGGGGAGCTGGCATACAAGGATTCCGAAAAATTTCCGTTTGGGCCGTGGTGTGAGCAGGGCGATTGGGTCATGTTTGCGCGGTATGCTGGCTCTCGGTTTCGGATAGACGGCGGGGAAGTCAGGATTCTCAACGACGATGAGATCTTGGCACGGATCAAAGAACCCGAAGACATTCTTCATTTCTAGGAGCACGTGATGGCTGAAGAAAAAGCTCAAATTGAGCTAGACCTTGAGGACGAGGTTGAGGTTGAGGTTCCCGAGCAGGAACAGGACAACGCGCCTGTTGAGGTTGCTCAGGAAGAGGATAATTTCGATAAGGCAGAAAGCGCCACGCAGAAGCGTATTGATCGCTTGACAAAGAAAATGCGTGAGGCGGAGCGCCAGCGGGAAGAGGCGCTCAAGTATGCACAAAGTGTGCAGGCTGAAGCACAGCAGCTCAAGCAGCGCATGGACACCCTCGATACCAATTATGTGCAGGAGTATAGTAACCGGGTGGAGAGTCAGATGGCTTCTGCCGAGGGCGAGCTTGCTCGGGCCATGGAGGTTGGTGATACTAATGCGGTTGTGGAAGCGCAGCGCAAGATCACTCGTTTGGCTATTGAGAATGACCGAGCAGAACAGGCTAAAGCCCAGCAAGAACGCAGTGCACAGGCGGTTGAGGCGGAGCAGACGCCACAGGTTTCTCAACCTAGCCCGCAAGCACAGCCGCGCAGACCGGATCCGAAAGCTGAAGCTTGGGCGCAAAAGAATGAGTGGTTTGGTTCCGACGAAGCCATGACATATGCGGCCTTTGGCATTCATAAAAAACTAGTCGAGGATGAAGGGTTTGACCCCAAGTCAGATGATTACTATACTGAACTTGACAGGCGTATGGGGGACGAGTTCCCGCATAAGCTTGGCAACTCCGGGGGAAGCAGACGGCCCGCTCAGACCGTAGCTTCTGTATCCCGCAACACATCTGGGCGCAGCAGTGGGAAAAAGGTTAGACTCACCCCTAGCCAAGTCGCGATTGCGAAGAAATTGGGTGTGCCGCTTGAAGAATACGCAAAGCACGTGAAGGAGTAAGCGATGACTGAAGAAATGTTTGAAGGTTCGGTTAAGAGAACTCCTCGCGCAAAAACAACTCGGGAGAAGACGGCTAGGCGTAAGCCGTGGGCTCCCCCGTCTATGTTAGATGCACCGCCTGCACCGGATGGGTTCAAGCATCGTTGGATCAGGGCTGAGACTCGTGGTTTCGACGATACGAAGAACATCAGCGCAAAATTGCGTGAGGGATGGGAACTGGTCCGTAGGGACGAGTACCCGGACTTTGAGGCCCCGGTAGTTGAATCAGGTAAGTATCAAGGTGTGTTTGGTGTAGGTGGACTTGTTCTCGCTCGCATACCGTTGGAGACTGTTGACGAAAGGGCTGCGTACTTCCAAGGAAGGACAAAGGACCAGATGGAAGCGGTTGACTCCGATATGATGCGTGAGAATGCTCATTCGACAATGACGATCAGTAACCCTGAACGTCAGTCCCGTGTAACCTTTGGGGGCACTAGAAAGTAACCCCGCAATCAGGAGAAAAGTAAATGGCAAATGCCCTTACTGGCGGCTATGGCCTTCGTCCGATTGGGATTACGGGTAGCGGTCCAAACTCTACTGGCACAACCCAGTACGAAATCGCATCCAACAACACCGACGCGATTTATCACGGCGGTATTGTAATCCCTCTCTCGACAGGCTTCATAGGCAAAACAGACCAAGCGGTCGCCCCGCTTGGTGTTTTAAACGGAGTTGAGTATGTTGACTCAAACACGGGGAAAACCGTGTTTAGCAACTACTGGCCCGGTTCAAACAACGTGAGCGTTAACACGAACCACCCGGTCAAAGCCTTCGTGTTTGATAACCCCGATCAGCTTTTTGTTGTTGCCGCAGACGGCACTAACACTGATCGTGCTACCGCACAAGCGGATGTCTTCACAAACTGTGACATGGCTTCCGTTAACAACGGCAGTACCAGCACGGGTCAATCTAGTGACATGTTGGACATTAGTTCGGCTGCGACCACGAACACCCTAGATGTTCGTATCGTGGGTCTCTATGAGGACGAAGCAAATGAAGATTACTCCGCAGCGGGTCATCAATACATTGTTCGTCTGAATGGTCACTTTAACACGGGTACAACCATTGCGGTTGGCACCTATGCAACAACCGGCATATAGGAGGCTAGGAAATGGCTATTTCAAGAGCACAACTAGCTAAAGAGCTAGAGCCCGGGTTGAATGCACTTTTCGGCCTTGAGTATGATCGTTACGAAAACGAACATGCGGAAATCTTTGACGAAGAAACCTCTGATCGTGCCTTTGAAGAAGAGGTGATGCTTGGTGGTTTTGCAACAGCCCCGGTTAAATCTGAGGGCGGAACCATTAGCTTTGACGACGCGCAGGAGACTTTCACTGCACGTTATACACACGAGACCATTGCGTTGGCCTTCGCGATTTCCGAAGAGGCCATCGAGGACAATCTTTATGATCGTCTGGCCTCGCGTTACACCAAAGCTTTGGCTCGTTCCATGTCTCAGACTAAGCAGATTAAAGCTGCGGCAATCTTGAACAACGCTTTTACAGCGGGTGCAAGTGCCATAGGCGATGGTGCGGCGCTTTGTTCGTCCTCTCATCCTTCGCTTACAGGTAATCAGCGGAACCTGTTATCTGTTGCGGCGGACCTGAACGAAACCTCTCTTGAGCAAATGCTCATCGACATTGCGGGTTTCACGGACGAGCGTGGTCTAAAGATTGCTGTACGGGGCATGAAGCTCATCATTCCAAAAGAACTGCAATTCATTGCAGAGCGCGTGATGAACTCAAACCTGCGTGTAGGAACTGCGGACAACGACGCCAATGCGATGCGTAACATGGGCATGCTGCCGGAAGGTGCCGTGGTTAACCACTTCTTGACCGACACAGATGCGTTCTTCATCAAGACGGATGCACCTAACGGTTTCAAGATGTTTAACCGCTCGCCGATCAAGACCGCCATGGAAGGCGATTTTGACACTGGCAACATGCGCTTCAAGGCTCGTGAGCGTTACAGCTTCGGTGTATCCGATTGGCGTTGCGTTTTCGCGACACCCGGTGCATAATTAGGCTGTTGAGCTAGTATCTGTATGGGGAGGGCGGCACTATTGCCGCCCTTTCTTTTTTGTTATACACTTCTTTTGGGCGTAACTTTAGCTTTGTAGACAGGACCCTGCCCACCTGACATTGCACGGACTACAAAGCGAAACCTTGTGCAAGGGGTACTAATATGGCTTCCACTACTTTTTCAGGTCCCGTGACCTCTACTGCCGGTTTCATTTCGGGATCGGATTCTCTTGTTTCTGTAACTGCTAACGTAACGCTGACCGCTGCTGCTAACGCGGGTCGTACAATGGTTTTGGGCGTAGCAAGCGGCGCGACTGTTACTCTTCCGGCGGCTAGCGGGACAGGCAACATTTACCGGTTCTTTGTGTCCACCACGGTCACTTCTAACAACTACATCATTCAAGTCGCTAATGGCGATGACACAATGGCTGGTGTAGCGATTGTGGCTAATGATTCGGACAACTCTGCATCCATCTTTGAAACCGCTGCAACGAGTGATACGATCACAATGAACGGTACGACTACCGGTGGTCTTCTCGGAGCTACGGTTGAGATTCAGGACGTAGCGTCAAATGTCTTCTCAGTTGTATCTCGCGGCGCAGCAACAGGCACCGAAGCTACTCCTTTCTCTGCCGCTGTATCGTAAGAGGCTTATCATGGGTAAGCTTAACGGCGGCAAGAAGCCGGTTAAAAAGACCGTAAAAAAGGCTTCAAAAAAGAAAGAGGGGTAAGTTATGGCAGGTTCTGACGTAAGAACGAAACGGGTCACCGGCACGGGTTCCCTCGCGGTTGGTCCTGCTCGTATTCGGCAGATCCAGTTGAAAACTGCATCTGGAACTCCACGGCTCACTGTTACAGATGGTTCTGGCGGCGCTACAGTCCTTGATTTGGATTTTAACGCTTCAGACACACACTCTGTGAACATTCCTGCTGAAGGTATCAGGGTGACCGATATTTTTGTCGGCACCTTAACTAACATTACCGCAGTGACGTTCTTTTTTAATTAGGTGATCTATGGCTTCGCGTGATGATAAAATGCCGAAGCGAAACAAAAAAAATTTCCGCCCCACTAAAGCTGGGGCGGGGATGACTAAAGCCGGGGTAGCAGCGTATCGAAGGAAAAATCCCGGCTCTAAGCTTAAAACCGCTGTCACAGGCAAAGTTAAGCCCGGAAGTAAGGATGCAAAACGTAGGAAGTCTTTCTGCGCTCGTTCTGCTGGACAAATGAAAAAATTTCCTAAAGCCGCAAAAAATCCAAACAGTCGTTTGCGGCAGGCTCGTAAAAGGTGGAAGTGCTGATGAAAGCCGATGACGTTTTAAAACTTTTGGAAAAACACGAAGAGGAGTGCGGTAGTCGGTATGCTCAGATACAGAAACAGTTGGATAAGTTAGATCAACGCCTCTGGGGTATAGCGGGCCTAATAATAGCTGCGGCAGTTGTGCAAAAGGTGTTCTAATGAGAAGTGTGGTAAATTTGGGATCCGGGGCTTGCCCTGTAAAAGCTAAGCCTCAAGCGGTTGTCCGTATGAAAAAAGGCGGAAAGGTAAAAAGTGGTGGCAAAATTTGTCCGAAAGGAAAGGCATGGGCTAAGCGGACGTTTGATACATACCCGTCAGCCTATGCAAATATGGCCGCGTCAAAATACTGTAAAGATCCAAACTACGCTAAAAAGTCCAAGGGGAAAAGTTAATGGCTCTGACGAAATCCAAAAAGAACAAGGTTCGCAAAGTTGTTAAGGGGTTGAACAAAGCTTCTAAATTACACGCTAGCCAAGCAAAAACTTTGAAAAGTGTTTTGGGTAAAAAGAAGTCGGGCTAATGGGTCAGCTTAAAGAATGGGTAAAACAGGATTGGGTAAGGATAGGCAGCGATGGTTCTATCAAAGGTAAGTGTGGTACTTCAAAAGATAAGAAAAACCCTGATCGTTGTCTTCCAAGAGCTAAAGCTAATAGCCTCTCGAAGGCTGAACGCGCTACGACAGCTCGTAAGAAGAAAAAAGCAGGAGCCAAAGGTAAAACCGTCGTTGCAAACACCAAGCGAGCGAAAGTCACCAACCTTAAAAACGGCGGCGCGGTCGGCTACGAAACGAAAGCCAAAAGGCCGTTCAGGGGCAAAAAAATAACCGGGACAGCGGTCGCCCGGGGGTGTGGGGTAGTAATGGCAGACCGCAGGAAACGAACTAAGGGTTCAGTAAGTCAAGCGTAGGAGCGTAAAATGGCAAAAGAATTTATGACAATGGATGAGTATGCAGCCACTCTTGTTGGCGGCGGCATGAAGTCTAAAGGCATGGCTAGGGGCGGTAAGGTAAAAGCCAAAGGCATGGCTAAAGGTGGCAAGGTAAAAGCCAAAGGCATGGCTAAAGGTGGCAAGGTCGCCAAAATGGCTGGCGGCGGCATGATGAAGAAGAAGGGTTATGCCAAGGGCGGAAAAGTCAGGGCAAAGGGCATGGCCGCAGGCGGCAAAGTCCGCGGGATGAAGAAGAAGGGTTACGCTAAGGGCGGCAAGGTAAAGTAACTTGCCTTATCTTCAGAGCAATATTCCGCACTTCAAGTGTTGGGTGCGGAAAGAGTACACCTGTAATCATTTGAATTATCATGGTGAGTTTCTTCATGCCATGGCTATTGCGGTGACGACCATGCCTAGTCGTTGTTTAAGCTTTCAAATGATATTTACTGGCTGTGAAGCTGACGAAACTGATCAACCCAATGTTCACGGGGGCGCGATGTGGGCAAGAATGCCCATAACCGCCCTTGTTGGAGACACCCCCCTTGAAGAATGGCCGGAACCTATGCCCGTCCATCTAGCTCAACCTTGGGACTGCATGTCCCATACACACGCAGTTTATCGTTTAGACCGGGCTCATCCGTGCCCATGGATTGCTAAAATAGGGCCGGAGTTCTATCCGGCCAAATACTATTTTACTGTGGATTATACCGAAAGCGAGATTGCGGATGATCCCGCCCAGCACAAACAAAGCCATGTTTTGGAGCTTTTGGATGCGGGTCCGTATACGGGCAATATTGTTGCTCTGCCCAATAACCGTGTGCGGGTGACGCATCCAGCGTGGTTTGAAACGGGCGAAGGGCCCCCAGACTTCTTGCCTTCTCAACACATACACTATTCAAAATCGGATTTAGACTATACCATGGATGTAAATCAGATTTTTGACAATCTGTATGCGGGGAAAAAGTGATGGCGACTTCGGGTAGCACAGACTTTGAGTTAGACGTATCTGACTATATTGAAGAGGCTTTTGAGCGGTGTGGGCTTGAGGTTCGTACTGGCTACGACCTCAAGACAGCGCGAAGATCTATGAATCTGATGCTGGCCGAGTGGGCTAACCGTGGCCTGAACCAGTGGACCATTGTGGAGCGCACTCAAGCTCTGACGGATGGAACTGCTACATATTCTCTAGGCACGGACGTGATCGACATCTTGTCTGCTGTAGTTCGCCGTAGCAGCACGGACTTTGCATTGGAGCGTATTAGCAGAGATGCCTACCAAAAGCACAGAGGGCCGTCCTTCGCAGTTCTTCCTAGATCGTCAGATCACGCCTTCGTTGAAACTTTGGCCCACTCCGGAAAACAGCACGGATGTTGTGTATTATAATGCTTTGACGCGGATGGATGACGCGGACTCCGCCACTAATACATTGGAAGTTCCGTTTCGGTTCTATCCGTGTCTTGCTGCGGGTCTTGCATATTATATCGCCATGAAGCGAGCCCCAGACAGGATTCAGCTCTTGAAAGCCGTGTATGAAGAAGAGTTTGAGCGGGCGATGACAGAGGATCGAGACCGAGCGTCATACAGCGTTGTTCCACAATATGAGTACTTTAGGGTGGGGTAATGTCCAAATTCGCTACGGGTAAATATTCCTACGCTATATCAGATAGGTCTGGTTTGCGTTACCGGTACAAAGACATGCGCCGGGAGTGGAATGGTTTGCTCGTAGGCAAAGACGAGTATGAAACAAAACACCCACAGCTAGGCCCTTTCAGAACACCCACCGATGCTCAAGCGTTAAAGGATGCTCGTCCATTTAACGACAGCATATCGGTCAACATAAATTTTCCAACATTCAACTTGACTACGGTTGAGTACATCTCAATTCCTAAAATGCATGCTTTGGTGGGCTTTGTTTCCATTTCAGGAGCGATTCCTGTTCAACCAATCACGGTTTCGTTAACGGGCGTTTCCGCAACCATCAGTCTAGGCTCCTTGTCTGTAAGCGCCACCGTAGTATCGACCTTTGATTCAACAGGCGTTACATTAGACTCCACTAACAAGACTTTTGACGAGGGCTAGATGGCAAAACAGGCAATAGGTATAGGGTCGAGCGCCAATGACGGAAGCGGGGACACTCTCCGTGTCGGTGCCGATAAAATAAACGACAATTTTAACGAAATTTACGCTGCGCTAGGAAACAGTTCTAGCGTGTTAACTGACATCATAGATGCAAATGGACTTTTTGATGTTAGCTCTGGTGCCAATAAGATCGTATTTTACTATGCCAACCTAAGTGATTTGCCCAGTGCATCAACTTATCATGGGGCTGTGGCTCATGTTCACGCTACCGGTGGTCTCTATTTTGCTCATGGAGGTGCTTGGATAAGATTGAATGATGAAACTACAGGGCCAGTGACAAAGTATACTGCTGGTACTAGTGGAAGTTCGGCTTACACATTCACCGGTCCGGGAGCTACTTCAGGCAATAACCCAAATTTCACCTTCTATAAGGGTCATACCTACCTGATTGACAACACTGCCAACGTAAGTAGTCACCCTTTGCAAATTAGAACATCTAATGGTGGCTCTGCCTTTACAACCGGGGTGACAGAGAACTACAACTCAACAACCGGACTGACTCAGTTTATCGTTCCACATGAGCCAAGCGACACATCTTTGGTGTATCAATGCACCAACCATAGCAGTATGGTCGGCAACATAACGATAGTGTAGGAATATTTGATATGGCTATAACAACAGCAGTCTGCACGAGTTTCAAAAAAGAACTTCTTGAGGGTGTTCATAATTTCGCGGGAGGCGGGGACACTTTCAAGGTTGCATTGTACACAAGCAGCGCAAGCCTTGGCGCAGACACCACGGCATATACAACCAGTAATGAAGTGAGCGGCACCGGTTATAGTGCGGGTGGAGCGACTATGACAGCAGTTGCTCCAACAACGAGTGGGACGACAGCGTTTGTGGATTTTAATGATGTGACTTTCTCAAGTTCAACAATCACTGCGCGAGGTTGTTTGATTTACAACAGCAGTGACTCAAACAAAGCTGTTGCAGTGTTTGATTTTGGATCTGATCAAGCGTCCAGTAGCTCAAACTTCACAATCACCTTCCCGACAGCGGACGCAACTAGTGCGATTGTAAGGATTGCTTGATGTCTTTTACCTACGCGCAACTAAAAACAGCAATTCAAGATTACACGGAGAACACTGAAACGTCTTTCGTGACGAATCTCCCTGTTTTTATTCGTGCTGCTGAAGATCGTATATTTAAACTCGTTGATTTGGAGTTTTTTAGAAAAAACGCCACAAGTGCTTTGACGCAAAACGATCAGTATCTTTCAGTGCCTACTGATTATCTAGCCTCTTTTTCTCTGTCGATAACAAACAGCAATTTAAAAGAATTTTTGCTACAAAAAGATGTGAATTTTATTCACGAGTTTCACCCAAACGCCGCGTCAACGGGTACTCCAAAATACTATGCGTATTTTGACGTAGACAACTTCATCGTCGCACCGACCCCGGATAGCGCGTACACCTGTGAGCTTCATTACTATTATCGCCCGGCATCTTTGACCGCAGGAGCGGACGGCGGCACCACATGGCTTAGTGACAACGCCCCTAACGCCTTGCTTTACGGTTCGTTGTATGAAGCGTATATTTATATGAAAGGTGAACAGGACATGCTTCAGATGTACGAGAAGCAGTTCACCGAAGCCTTGTCTCGGATTAAAGATCTGGCAGAAGCTAGGGAAAACAGTGATGCGTATCGCAGAGGTCTGCCGGATCGGCCTCGGACATAAGGAGTAAAAGATGGCAACATCAAATGCAGCAACCACTTACTTGGAGAACAAGCTACTTAGCCTGATCTTCAAGAACAACGCCGGGAGCTTTTCAACTCCGGGTGATTCTATTTATGTCGGTTTGGCTACGGCGGTGGGCAACGCAGAAGCGGGAACTGTAACCGAGGTCAACACCTCTACACAGGACGCGAACTATGTTCGCAAGCAAGTGACCGCAGCTAATTGGACACTGGCATCCTCTTCCACAGATCAACAGACAGTTGTAAATGCGGCTAACATTGAGTTTCCAGCCTCAAGCGGAGTAGCCACCTACACTGTGACACATGCTTTCCTCGCAGATGCATCAAGCAGCGGAAACATCTTGTTTGTTGGCGCACTAGACGCATCGAAGGCGATTGCATCGGGCGACATTTTCCGCATCAATGCAGGGAACCTTACCATTGAGTTGAAGTAAATGGCACTTGTTTTGAAAGATCGTCTGAAGGAGACGACCACTACAACCGGCACTGGCACTTATACACTCGCTGGTGCCGTTACTGGTTTTGAGGCGTTTTCGCAAGTTGGGAACGGGAACACGACCTATTACTGCTGCACGGATGGTACAGACTTTGAGATTGGAATCGGAACCTATACGTCGTCAGGCACGACGCTGGCTCGTACCACGATCCTACAAAGCTCTAACAGTGACAACGCTGTTAGCTGGTCCTCTGGTACGCGCACTGTCTTCTGTACGCTGCCTGCTGAAAAGATGATCTTTAATGACGCCAGCAACGCTATCCAAGGTTTTACGGATAACTCTCTGGCATTCGCGATAGCGTTAGGATAGTGACATGGCAAATGCGTTTAAGACTTTCACAGACACGGCGGTAGGCACCGGAAACGCAGATGTCTACACCTGCCCCTCTGCTACAGAGACAACGATCATCGGCTTAAACATAGCCAACATCCTAACCGTCTCTATCACGGTCAATGTTCAGCTTATCAACAACGATGGCGACAACGTCCACATCGTCAAGTCGGCTATCGTGCCTGTAGGCTCGTCGCTTGTTGCGGCGGGTGGCGACCAGAAGATTGTGATGAACGCGAGTGATGTTCTGCGGATTACCGCAAGTCAGGCGTCCGCTGCTGATGTTACCCTGTCGGTACTGGAGATTACCTGATGGCTCTGAGCACAGTGGGACCAAATCAAATGCAAATGGACACAATAGTCCAGACGCATTCTGCTAACCCATCAAATCCTTCGACTGGTGATGTTTATTACAACAATGTCATTGAAGCATTGCTTGTTTACAACGGCAGTGCTTGGGTGTTTACCGACAGTTTGTTAGACGCAAGTGGTGGTGACGTAAATGATTACACTGCCAGTAGTACGCTGTATCGCTCTCATACCTTTTTGACTTCTGGTCGCTTTTACTTAGCCGCCGCAAAAACTGTTGACATTTTGGTTGTCGCTGGCGGTGGTGGGGGAAGAGGTTCATTTCAAAGTCCCGGTGGCGGAGGCGGCGGGGCAGGTGGCTTTCAAACATTTACCAGTCAGTCACTTTCCATAGGCTCTTATGAGGTTACTGTAGGGCAAGGAGGTGCTGGAGGAACAGGTGAAAGTGCCGGAGAGCAAGCCTTAAATGGCGGAAACAGTCAGTTTGGCACGTTGACGGCGTCTGTTGGGGGTGGTGCTGGTGGCGGATACAATGGTCAAGATGCTGGCGATGGCGGCTCTGGTGGAGGAGAAGGTTTTGGTGCTGGGAACGGTTTAGGAACATCAGGCCAAGGAAATAATGGCGGAACTGCCGCACAAGGCAGCCTTCAAAACGGTGCTGGCGGCGGCGGAGCAGGAGCGGCAGGAACTAATGCCGCTAACACAACAATGGGTGCTGGAGATGGCGGAGACGGCCTTTCAAACGACTATAGAACGGGGGTTGCTCTTTGGTACGCTGGTGGTGGCGGAGGTGGCGGAGGCTATGGCGGCGGCAAGTCATCTAGAGGCGGCAGAGGCGGCGGCGGCAATGGAGCTTCAACAGGTGCAGATTTTAATGTAGCTGATGGTAAGGACGCGACCCCAAGCACTGGAGGTGGCGGAGGCGGCGGCGGTGGTCCTACTGGTGACATTGACCAAAATGATTGTAGGGGAGGAAACGGCGGCGCAGGTATCGTGGTTGTGAGGTACACAAGATGAGCTATATTGGCAAAGCCCCCAACACAGCGATAGTAAACCAGACAACGAGCCAGTCGTTTAACGGCACTGGTTCTGCGACTGCGTTTACGCTGAACAGGTCCGTCAATGTAGGCGAAGACCTAGAGGTATTTGTCAACAACGTCCAGCAAGAACCGGGGTCCGGCAAGTCCTACACCGCATCCGGCACGACACTGACGTTTGACGAGGCACCGCCGTCAGGCACCGGTAATGTGTATGTCATTTACCGTGGTGAGGCGACCATCAACCCACGCCTTGAGCATGACGCTAACGCTGCGCTGTCGGCAACGACGGGTACGTTTAGTGGCGCGGTTTCTGCGACGAACGGCACTTTCAGCGGAAACGTAGATGTTGATGGCACAACCACTGTCGATGGACTGACATCTGATGGAGACATAAATGTCAGTGTAAGTAATTTCATTCATTTTTTGGATAGTTCCAGCACAAAATCAATGACCTTGAGAAATTGGTCATCCTCTACTAATTCCGCCGCCATTGAGATTGACCCAGATCAATCAGGGTCATCGTCTTATTTGCGTATAGGGGTTGATGGCAGTGAAGTGGCTCGTTTTCTTGGCTATGGCGGCGGTGGCCTCACCTTCAACGGCGACACGGCGGCTGTAAATGCGCTGAATGATTATGAGGAGGGTACTTGGACGCCATCTTATACAACAACAGACGGCACTGGTTTTAGTAGCATAGGACACCACGCCCAATACGGGCGTTACGTCAGAGTTGGAAAGCAAGTCC